CTTTACTTAACTCAGAAATCATGGCAGAGATATTTTTGTTTATCTTCTCCAAGTCTTTTTTGACGTGAAAAGGTAGATTTTTTACTGTTTTTCGTAGTTCCGACTCTATTCCTTGCCAGTCTTCTGAAGTTTCAATTTGTAGCATATATCCTATTATATAACTTTCCTATTTTTAGGTCAACCAAAAGGTGCGATAAATAGTTAGATAACGAGAACATAAGATGCCAAGATTAAGTTTATATAGACAGAACAAGACCAACGACTACAAGTTCATAGACAACAGAGTGCGTGAGATGTATACCGCCGGTGGTGTGGACATATTTGTTCACAAGTATCTAGGAACAAAAACAGTAGGCGATAGCTCTGTGAGAGACACAGGCGATGTAACTCGTCCAACATATGACGAGTCAGATCCATTACAGATTGAAGATTTATTGTTCCTTGAGAACAGGAACAGAGAATACGACGATGACGTCTATGTCATGCGTGGTGTTTACAATGTCCAAGATATTGATTTTGATCTTAGCCAGTTTGGCCTTTTCCTGAACGGCGACACACTGTTTATCACATTCCACTACAACGACATGATTGATTTCCTGGGTCGCAAGTTGATGGCTGGTGATGTGTTAGAACTGCCAAACTTAAAAGACTATCATCCATTGAGTGATGCGGCTCCAAAGGCCTTACCTAAATACTATGTGATCCAAGATGCGGCTTATGCCTCAGAAGGATTTTCGCCAACTTGGTATCCACACCTATGGCGTGTCAAGGCAACACCAATGGCGGCTACACAAGAGTTTGATGATATTCTCAACAAACCAATGGATCCAGATAATCCAGATGCAGGAACACTGGAAGATTTCTTATCAACCAAGAACAAGAATCAAGAGATCAATGATGCTATTGTCCAACAGGCAGAGATCGAAGTCCCACGCAGTGGTTATGACAATACGGCATTTTATGTCACAGCAACAGTAAATGACGAACCAGTCAATCCAAACGATGTATTGGTCGGTGATTCAACTACCAAAGATGGCACAACACCTAAGGTAGACGGCTACCTAGTTGGTTACATGACTGGCAATAACGTGCCACCAAATGGCTTACCAGTTACACCAGGTGTAAGTTTTCCAGCTAATCCAGGAACGGGAGACTACGCATTGAGATTAGACTACTTCCCTAACAGACTGTTCCGTTATGATGGAACACGTTGGGTCAAGGTAGAGGATGGCGTGAGAACAGAACTAACACCAGGCGATACAGATAACAAGACATTGAAAGAATCATTCCAGAGCAACCGAGCAACGGTGCAGACAACAGACAGAGGTAATATACCAAGTAGCCAATCATTGAGCGACTTGCTAAGACCCACAAAGGATAATTAATGGCAACCACAGTCCCATTTTTCTATGATGATCAGATAAGAAGATTCCTCATACAGTTTACGAGGATGTTCTCTAACTACCAAGTTGAGTATGGCAAAGACGCATCAGGTGCGGCTACTCTAGTGCGTGTTCCTATCAGATACGGAGATGCATCAAGACAGGCGGCTACCATCATAGCAGACAACTCAAGAAACAAGATGCCCAATGCACCAATGATGAGCTTTCATATCACAGCATTAGACTATGCCCGTGATCGTGTGCAGGAACCTTACTTCGTTGACAAGAAGTCTCTAAAACAGAGAACCTGGGACGAAGCAACGCAGACTTACGAACAGACTCAGGGTAACGCATTTACGGTAGAACGTTTGATGCCTGTTCCTTACAACATGACCATACAGTTAGACGTTTGGGCATCAAACACCCAAATGAAACTACAGATCTTAGAACAGATACTTCCTTTGTTTAACCCATCAATGGAGATACAGGCCACAGACAACTATATCGATTGGACCTCATTGAGTGTTGTGGAACTAACAGGTGTTAACTGGTCATCAAGGACCATTCCTGTTGGCACTGACGATAACATTGACGTTGCTTCATTAACATTTAGTGTGCCTATGTGGTTAACAATGCCTGCCAAAGTTAAAAAACTTGGTGTTGTTCATAAAATTATTGCTTCCATATACGACACAGACGGTAATGCCGCAGATGCTATCGTAGATGATGACATCTTAATGGGAACTAGACAAAAAATTACACCATTTGGCTATCAAATATTGTTAATTGGAAATCAGATACAGTTACTTGAACATGAACAAGTTGATCCAGCAGACGGAACATTGACTAAGAGTGATTTAATAGATACATCAAACCCATTGGTATGGTCAGGATACATTGATACATTTGGTGAACTCAGAGATGGGATCAGTCAAATTAGATTATCAAGTCCTCATGTTGACACAGAGATAGTTGGCACTGTTGCTAAACATCCAACAGATGATAGAATATTATTGTTTAGTGTTGACGCAGACACAATACCAGGCAACACATTAGCACCAGTTAACGCTGTTATTGATCCTTTAGCAAGTGGTCCAGGTGCTGGTCTAGCAACTGCTGTTAGAGGTCAGCGTTATTTGTTAACAGATGCTATTGGTGATAGTAGTAATAGTAACCCAAGTGATGCCTGGGGTAACTTAGTTGCTGAAGAAAATGATATTGTTGAATATGATGGTGGCGTCTGGAATGTGGTATGGAATGCATCAGATCAAACAGCAGACAATTCAACAGACATCACAGACTACGTTACTAACTTAACTACAAGTGTGCAATACAAGTGGACTGGCACAATGTGGGTTAAAAGTTATCAAGGCATTTATCAAGGAGGCGAATGGAGTCTAGTCCTTTAAACGCAGTAGGTATATGGTTCTATTCCGTATCCACTAGTAGATATCTATATCTCTTACGCAACGATCCCAAACACCCTGGATCCTGGGGACTACCCGGGGGCAAGGTTGAAAAGAAGGAAAGTCTACTGGATGCTATGAAACGTGAATGCTCTGAAGAGATAGGATCTTTTCCTGATACTATCAGAATTGTTCCAATAGAACAGTTTACATCAGCAGATAATCATTTCGTGTATCACACGTTCTTTGCTGTGGTAGCAGACGAATTTACACCTAAGTTAAATGATGAACATCAAGGATATGCCTGGGTAGATTCAGACACAATACCTAAACCACTACATCCAGGTCTTTGGTCCACCATCAATATTGAAGAAGTAAAAAGTAAAGTTAAAGTAGTAGAAGAATCAGTTAACTAGATGTCAGCGTAACTAATCCACTCACCGTAGGTCATTTCTGAAAAGTTACGGCAATCTTTCCATGCATCAGGTGTGTCTGTTCTTACCCTTCCGCCGTTTAGATTGTTTAGTGTGGATACCCTTGTGAAACGTGTTCCACGATATGTCTGCATTATTGTTAATATCTCATTAGCAAGACCTTGGTTCTTACCTTCTTCAAAATCATACCCTAATAGGAATATTTCTTTGTGTTGATCAAATGCTGGCAACCAAACTGCTAAAGCCTGTTCACTCAACAGTGTGCTGTAGGGTATTAAGTATAGTTCTCCTGGAAACTTGAGACACTTGCCTGCTGATGAATATACCACGGTGTTGACCACATATTTGGATTCAACCAATCGTTGAAGTGTTTCTACGTTTTTTGATATGTAAAAGTTACATGACATCTCATCACATATCCTACCCGAACCATATGACTGTAATCTCAATTTGCCTAATAGTCCGCCACGGTGTCCTTCAACTTTTCTTATGTCAAATTTACTGCGTGAATCACCGTCTGCTATCGCCACAGCACGGCCTGATATGTGTTGATTTTCAATTGGATTTTGGACCCACTCACGGTCCTGGACTTTCTTGCCGGCGACTATTCGACTGTTGGCTACAACAAACTCGCCCTCGTAGTCTGAGCGATAACGCTCATCCATGTTACACCTTGCCTACGGCTACTTCGATTACACCTACTCCACTGTCAGTCTTTGCTTCGAGGGCTTTACCAACAACAGAACCTGGAACAAAATTTTGTGGATCCCATGCTTCAGCATGTCCCTCACTGGCTGATGTTACCAATAGATCACCACGTTCAATTGGACCCACTACCTTGCACGGAACACGACCTGTGAGTGCTATGTCCTGGCCTTCTGACCTTTGATTCATCTTGTAAGCAGGGTCTGTGGAAACTATTCCGATGACCTTGTGATCAGCATATGAAGAACAAGCAGTTACTTCTTTGGCTCCACCTATGACAACAACCGTTCCTGCCTCATACATGTCATCCGTGGCATATCGTTCTGCCAAGTCAGCATACTGTGCTGAGGTTGATTTAGCAAATACCGTATTGAATCCTACTGTTGCGTTACCAATATTACCAACTCCGTCTGCTGAACCGTTCAATGCTCCGCTGGCTATAGTTGGTGTTGTTAAGGTCTTGTTTGTTAGTGTTTGTGTAGATGCTTCACCCACCATTGGTTCTCCGCCCGCTGTGGTTCCATCATGTGCGACCAATACGTTTTTATCTGTGTCGTAAGATATCTCACCAGCAGAACCTGTGAAAGCATTGTTCTGTGCTGTGGTTCCTCTTCTAAATTGTAGCGTGGTAGGCATTTCCTAAATCCTCTGTATTCTTTTCGTTATTTATCTTGTGTTAAGCACCCACATAGGCTTCCGACTCGCCTAGGTCAATGGTCGTCGTTGTGCCAATTGGCTCCATCTGATCGTAGACCGTGCCCAATGACACTCCAAACGCATCTTGGGCACCTGACTCAAAGGGTGTCTCTACCGTGTCATCACTTGGTCCCGTTGCTAGATCCTCGTTACCGCCTGCCGCCGGGTGTGTGGTTATGGTTGATGATTGGAAGCCTGATGCTCCGCCTCCACCACTTGCTGTTGCGAACGATAATGTTCCGGCACCGTCTGTCTGTAGGACCTGACCTGACGTTCCATCCTGTGATGGCCATTTGTATGTCACATTTGCTGTTATCGCTGTCGGAGCTCTAAAGGCCACATAGTGACTGCCATCATTGTCAGGAAACGTTATAGTTCCTATATTACCTACAGCAAGATTACCGCCTGTGATATTACCTGATGCAACCACTGTTGAAGTATTGCCTAAACTTGCTGGTGTTGTTCCGTCTGCGGCGAACACACCCATGGTGCCTCCATCATCCTTGATGGTGATATTGCCTAGATTAATGGTTCCTGCCGCTAGGAAGATCTCATTCCACCTGTTTGTGGCATTACCTAAATTATAAGTTACGTTGACACTTGGTATTAAATTGCCCAGCACTAGACCGGTCGACAGTGATCCTGCCGTTGTGATGTTACCACCAGTGATGTTACCTGTGGCCGCAACCTGTCCTGCTGTGGTCAAGTTACCACCTGCAACGTTGCCTGTTGCTGTGACCGTGGTTCCTGCTGTGATTGAACCTGTAGCATCAATTAGGCCACCTGTTAAGATGTTGCCGCCTGTGATGTTGCCCGTGAATGTCGGAGCATCTGCTACTGCTATCGTAAATGTGTCAGTGCCAGCATCACTTGACAGTGATATATTAGTTCCTTCTGATACTGTCAGTGTGTCGCCCACAGTGTCTGCCACCAAGCTGGTGCCGTCAACGGTCACTGTGCCAAAGCCATATGCTGATGCCTGTTCCCAATCCTGGTTAGTGGTGCCAATGGTTATCGTTCCATCAGTAGTCAGTTTCCAAACTGAATCTGCGTATGTGGTTCCTTCCGTGACTGAAACTTGTGTGCCTGCCGTTATGTCATTGGCATCATCGGCGTCCTTGGTCCTGTTCCATGTGCCGTTTGAGCCCGTGCCAACCGTGGCCACATTATAGATACCGTTCTGTGCCTTGTTAGTCTGTCCTATGACTAGGACACGATCGCCCTGCGAGAGGCTGACTCCGTCTACCGTGGCTGGTGCTCCACCTGACAAGGTAACGTTTGATGTTGATATTGCCCTACAGGCAAACTTAAATGACGTTTCCTGTAGCTGGTGGGCTCTGGGCCTGGTTAATCCCATCTAGTATTCCTTAATGTAGATCTACCCAGGAACTGTTCGCGTATGCCTGGATCTTGTTCGTTGTTGTGTTATATATCAACCACCCATTAGCGGCTGTCAGTGCATCTCTCTCTGCTGTTGTTAAGTTAGGCAAGCGGATCGGATCTTCCAGTGTGATTGCTTCCTGGCCGCCTGCTCCTAGATTCTGTATACCAACTTCTGATTCGAACTGTATAACCGAACTTGCGTCACCTCGAACAGCACCAGCTATGACTAAATCGCTGTTGATAGTGACCAGTCCGGTTCCGTTTGGATCCAGGGTGATATTACCATTCTCGTCAGTGCTGATGATTGTGTTTGATTGAATTCGTATGTTAGTGCCAACTGGACCTGCTAGGTATATCTCGTCAAAGTTATCATTGGCCTTATCAAACGAGGTGCGTAATGGATCACCTGTTCCGTCGTTGGCCGCTGTTCCGATGTTGATTGTCTGTTTTGCCATATCTTTCTATTCTCCACAACTATTTATCACAATTAACAGACAAGAAAAAAGGCACATAAAGTGCCTTTCTTCCTACTAGCCTTTTAACGATTAGTGTTTGCCGATCACTACTTCGATCACGCCTTCTTCACCGCTAAAGTCTTCTAAAGCCTTACCAATGACTGCACCAACTTTAGGATCTGCTTCAGCTCTCGCCTTACCATTTCCTGCTGATACCATCATGTCACCTTTAGCAACTGGACCTTGAACCTTACACGGAACACGACCTGTCAATGCTACCATTGCTGTGTGTTCTGCTTCAAGACCGTCGTTCATTCTGTAAGCTGGGCTTGTTGATACAACACCTGCCACTTTCGTGCAGTGATCTGTATCACACTGTGACACTTCCTTCTCACCACCAAAGTGAACAACTGTTCCTGGTTCATAGTCAGCATCTGCTTCGTATTTCTCAGCCAAGTCAGCGTATTGTGCTGAAGTCGCTTTAGCGAACACTGTGTTAAAGCCTGTAGTTGCGTTACCAATATTACCAACGCCATCTGCCTGCTCGTTGATGATACCTGTTGAGTCAACACTTAATATGCCTGTGCCACCAATCGTGAACGTAACGTCACCGCCGTTAGCCGCTGTCACATTTGTTGTGCCGTTATTGATGTTGTCAGCTGACACAGCACCTAATGAACCTGATGTGATGTCTGCTGGTGTAGTGCCGTCTGATGCAAAGATCGCTAATTCACCTGATGACTCTTTCAACTGGATCGCACCCAAGTGGATCGTTCCAGCATCTACGTAGATGTCTGTCCAACGCACTGTTGCGTTACCNATNGAGTATGTTGANTCTGCCGCTGGCATCAAGTTACCTTTAACGTCGATCTCTGTCTCGTTATTCGCTTCAACAGTTGCACCACCTGATGTAGATGAGATGTTAGTAACTGTTGTAGTCGTTGTGATCTTACGAACTTCGATCTTGTCGCCTGATAATGGAGCTTCTGTGAACGTCAATGTCGTTCCTGACACACCATAAGCAGTTGTTGGTAATTGGACCACACCGTTGATAGAAACGATACATGATGCTGTCGTTTGTGATTCGCTCAATGTGAATGCCACTGTTGAGTTGTCACCATCAAATGTTTCTGAAGCGATAACCGTGAACGCCGGAACACCGACCGTTTCCCAACCATCACCACTTGTGTATTGCTCAAGTGAGTCCGCTGTTGTGTTGAAACGCAACATACCTACCACGCCAGTGCCTGGACGCTGTGCCGTGTTACCAATTGAAATCATAACTGAGTCTGTAGTAGCGACTTTAAATGATACGTCAGTTGTCGGAGTGCCTGTGGCGATGTTAACTGTGTCAGTGCCTGCGTCAACGAACAACATGTTAGCATTGTTGTCTGACTCAACACGAAAGTTTATGTCTGCACCTGCTTCGTTGACTGTAACCTCACCACCCGATGTTGCTGTGATATCATTGCCATCTAACGATAAGTTATCAACTGCAATCGATGTTGCGCCTGCAATATCACCACCACTGATTGTTGCTGTGCCGTCTGTGATTGTGCCTGCTGTTACCAAGTTACCACCAGTGATGTTACCTGTAACTGAAGCAAGACCACCTGTTAGTAAGTTACCACCAGTGATGTTACCTGTTGCTACAACTGTCGCTGATACTGCTAAACTAGCCGCATCAAGTGCCGCTTTAGTTCCACTAATAACTTCGCCTGTGTTACTTGCTTCTGAGTAGAATGAGATAGTTGATGCTGAGTTATCCCAACCCATGAACGCAAATTTCTCAGAACCGTCATAGTAATACATTGTCATACCACGGTCTTTGTTATCATCTGTTGTAAGTGGAGCATCGTCCGCACCACGACCTAACTGGAAGATTGGATCAACTAATGTTGACACTGTTGAGTTAACAGTTGTCGTTGTTCCGTTAACTGTCAAGTCACCTGTAACTGTCAAGTCGTTGCCAATCGTTACGTCATCTGGTAAGCCGATAGTTAATGTGTCAGTTGCTGAAACTGCTACTTCAATTTCGTTGGCAGTGCCAGCGAATGTCAAAGTGTCGCCATCAGCGATCGATTGGTTGGTAGTGCCATCAGTGATAGTAAACACTGAGCTCAATGCATCATCAACGTATTGTTTTGTTGCCGCATCACCGTTTGCTACTGGTGCGCCAATGTTACCAACAACGTTTTGGTTCATTTCAATTGTGCCTGACGCTAATACTGTCAATGAACCTGTTTGAGTTAATGCTGATGTTAACAAATTACCACCAGTGATGTTACCTGTTGCTGTGATAGCATCGTCTGCTGTTAGACCACCTAGACGTAAGTCTGCGTAGTCTGTTACTGTCATTGCTGTGGCTGTTCCCGCTGATGAAGTTTCTACCAATGCAAACTCTGTTTCTGATCCATCGTAGCCCATGAATACTGAAGTGTTGTCACCTCTTTCCAGGTATAGACCTACGTCGTTCGCAAATGCTCCAGTTGCATCACTGTTCAAGACCATAATAGCATCTTCAACGGTTGTGTTTGTGGTTGAAACTGTAGTTGTAGCACCGTTAACTGTGAGGTTACCTGTGATCGTCAGGTTGGACCCATAAGTTAAGTCGTTTTCCAACTTACCAGCGGTAACAGAATTGTTAACTAGCTTACTTGACCCAACAATGGTTGCGTCAGTGATCTGATTGTTCTTAATTCTTGTGACTGCCATAATTTTTTTTCCTTAAAATCTGTTTGGAGTCGCTAAACTCCGATATCTAACGTTAGATAACGGATGTGTTCCCCCCGCTATTACCAATATTTATTTGAATATTAGAATTTTAACCTGTTACGGCCCTGTATAAACTGCTGATATTATTGAATAAACTGCGTGGTTAATTTACCCTATTTTCCAGTTTGCTCCGTCGGAGTATACTGGCACGTTGTTAGCACCTCCTCCTGTTACCGTTGATGCAAATGTCGTTGCCGACGCATCAGTCACGAATGCTCTTGCTCCTGCTCCCACAGATGATGCTGATGGTAAGTTTGTTACCAACACTGGCGTGGTCTTGACATATGAACCTACTGAACTGCCCAGTGTCTTTGTCAAAAACCTAACGGTGACCTTATCACCTGATGCAGGTGCTTGTGTGAATGTTAGTGTGGTTGAGCTCACGGAGTAGGCAGTCGTTGGTAACTGTAACACACCATTGATGTCAACTATGACTCCTTCCGTTGTTGATGCTGATGATAATGTGAATGCCACTGTTGAATCGTCACCATCAAAGTTCTCTACCAGTGTGGTGTAGTCTCCTGTTGCGTCCCATTGAGATCCATCATATACTTCCAATGCACCAGTTTCAGAATTGTATCTTGTCTCACCAGTTGATGGTGATCCTGCCCTCTGTGATGTGTTACCAACAGGGATAACAAAACCTGTTGTTCCTGCGATTATAAATGTTCCAGACTCAGCATCTATGGTGATGTCATCACTAGCTGTTACTGATGTGATCGTGGTATCATTGATTTCAAGATTGCCGACAGTTGAGGACTGTGCATCAACATAGGCTTTAGTGGCCGCGTCTTGTGCTGACAAAGGATCTGCTACGTTAGTAATATTTGTTGAGGATACGTCAATGTTACCGGTGCCATTCGGATTTAACACGATATGTGCATTAGCATTTACTGAAATTACTTGATTGTTTGAAAATTGTAGATTACCGACTGTGGCATTACCCGCCACTGTGAGGATGTCTGTTGTTGATACCGTGCCGATACCAACTTTGGAGTTGCCGTAGTCAACTACCAGTGTGTTCGTGTCAAATGTTAAGTTGGTGTCTCTGGCAAGATCATCTCGCAAGAGTCTACCAGAAATTCGCCCTTGGGCCATGGTATCTCCTCATCCTCCGTGTTTCACGGATAACCTTGTTCTATCGCAGGTTTACCTCGGTTTGTCCCCAACACCTTGTTGGTTATGCGTTTATTTATCTTAAAAATTAATCGGGAGTTTCGCCAATGCCTTGGATGACTGTGATGGTCTCTCCAGTTGGCGGTGCCTCATCAAATATAACGTCATCTGATGATAGTGTGTAGTGCGTGGTTGATTCCTGATGGACTCCACCAATGAACACTAGTAGTTGTCCTGCTCCTGTCGGAGTGGTTGACAGTGTGAATGTTGTTGTTGAGCTGTCGCCAGTGAAGGTATCTATGGTCAGTGTCTTCTCACCGTCGAGTGCCACCTGTTTAAATGTTGAGCCATTGTAGTATTCTAATTTTCCTAGATCAGTGTTAAATCGAAATGACCCAAATGTTGGTGCGTCTGGTCGCTTGGCTGTGTTACCTGATGGTATGTCAACTGACTTTACCACACTGCTTACTGCAGGTTCTTTTAAAAATCTACCAGCCATTGCTTATCCTTAGATAGAAGTGTATGATACAACGCAGTTGATAGCTGACGCTGTGTTTGCTGTAGCACTGATGAAATCACTGTTCTCTAACAATAACTTCTCGCCGCCCGCATACAATTGATATGTGTCATTGGCCGCAATCTCTAAACTGTCTGCTACCAAGTTGACGTTGCCAACTGAATCACCGCTCGGCACTATGTTGATATCAACTGCCACTGCTGATGATGTGTAGTTAGTAAACGTTGCATACGTAACTGCTGTGTTGCCACTTGATGTGTAGACCGTTGTCGCTGAGTCATTTACCTGTGTTGTTGAAATTGACATTTGTTACTTCCTAAAATATAATGCCGAATACCACGGCTTTTGATTTACTTACTAATTCATCTGCTGATGTCGTTCCTGACACAGCATATAAACCCGTTCCGCCGGACCCTGCCGCTTTGGCATAAACAGTTGTGTAACCTGACTGTCCTGTTGGATCACTTGCTTCGTTTTGTAACCTCACTGCTGATCCATCTACGTGTAATATGCCTGATCCATCTGCGGCGATAACAATGTTACCGTTACTTGCTGACACGATGCTCTGTCCATTGACATCTAAGTCTCCGCCTAGTTGTGGTGTTGTATCTTCTACAATGTTTTCAATACCGCCATTACCTGACACTGATGTAGCAATAGCAACAACAGTTCCGTCGCCGTTGTCAATTGACCATTTGTCTGTTGACTCTACGTATACTAATCTAGCATTTGTTGACGAACCTCTATCAACCTCAAGGCCTGATAAGTTACCAGTAACTCCCGCTCCTGACTCACCGTCATTGAGGAGTATCAATCTGTCCTGGATGTTGGTGTCAGTTGAGTTGACCGTGGTCTGCGTGCCTGTGACATTTAAGTTACCTGTGATGGTAACCGTATGTGTGGTAATACCTACGTTGCCGTCTATTGCACCCGAGGCATCGTATGTGTATATGTTGTAATCACCTGATGTTCTTTTTACTGTTGCCATGGTCCTATCCTATTTACAACTTATTTATCTTCTGTTTGAACTGCTCCATTGTGATTTCTTCAATGTTTTTCCATTTATTTTCCCACTTCACTGATGTAGATGTTGGGCTAGTTACTCTAAAGAATATTGCTTTGCGAAAGTCGTTGGCAACTTGCTGTATATGATATACCCAATTACCTGCATAGGTTGCCTTGTCGGTGTTAGGTTTGTAGAACTCTGTGCCTCCATATACATTGTTAAGTAGGCCGTCTGGTGATCCTAGATCAAATCCTAAAAAGTAAATGTGCGTATGTCCGTCTAAGGCCGCACGACTTATAGCAACCGGTCCTGAACTCATGCCATAGTATGGTCTCTCTATCTTGTGTGACTTTGAATCTGGTAGAGGTCTACGTGTCCAATGTTTCACACGTTCAGGTATGCCTAGTTCTTGTATCTTATCTGATATGGGCTTGTCTGTTGATATGAGGACATTAGGCATGAATTCTCTATAGATTGCATTACACCCATAGATTGTTCCTTTACCTATTAGATCCTGTTGCGGGTTTATCTCTAACCTACTTTTGCCGTTACCTAATACAAATGCTACTGTCATAAAAAATCCTCTCTCAGCTATTTACTAAGAGAGGATCCCTGTCGATAAGAATCTTGATTAGATTGCTGTCAAGGTCAATAAAGATTCAGATGAATCGTCTGCCACTGCCCAGGTGTAAACAACATCATTATAATCAACCGCTCTGTGAGCTGTGATCTTTTTGATTGCTTTTGCTTCGCCTGCTTCATTCAATCCAACGATGGACATCTCGCCTGCCGCATGTCCGTTGATCTTGTCAACTAATATACATTCGCCCTGTAGTGAGCCTGCATCGTTTGAAACTGTGAATGTTTTAGAACCTTTTTGATTAACAATGTAACCCTCAAAATCTGTTCCGCCGATGTCTGCTCGGATTGGAATAGTTGCTGGAGCTGTGCCTGTTGGTCCTAAAAAGTATTTGTCGATTGGTCTACCCATTTTATATTTCTCCTATAAAGAAGTCCAATGCGGGTTCTATCCGCTACGCTGATATGGTTAAACAGCATAAGAAAGCACCCCATGTGCTAACACTAGTATTTATAAAAACTTGAGTCAAAAAAAGAGGACTTAAAAAGTCCTCTTTTAATGTTAACAGCGTATGCTGTATCAACTTATGAGAATGATAAGTTAGATACTGCAATTTCGCCAACGTAGTCACCAGCATTACCAAATGATGATGCTGTGTTTGTTAATTCTACGTAGCCATAACGTGTTAAGAATGATACTACTGGTTCAAATGTTGATGGATCTAAAACAACACCTGAGCTCATTAATGGAACGTATGGGCAATAGAACGCCGCCGCATCTGATTCGCTTGAGCCTTTGTAACCAACTAATACTGCTGTTGTGTCTGAAGCGTATGAGTCAACAAAAATTCTCATAGCACCGTTTAATGTGCCAACGAATTTAGTGTTTGTTGGTGCTTCAAATGTGCCTTCAGTTGATCTTGCGAACGCTGAAGTTGTAGCAGATTGTAATACTGTTAATGCCGCTGGAGATACAACAGCCCAGTTACCTGCGCCACGACGTGTTCTTTGAGCGATCAAGTTAGCAGTTCTGTTAATTAAAACAGCAAGTGCCGCATGCTCGTCACCAACGAATGTCGCTGTGCCTGATACTGTAGATTGGTTGTATGTAAACTCTGTAGCCGCTAATGAACGTAAAGATGCTAAGATCTCTTGATCGATTTCAGCAGTAATTTCTTGTGCTAAAGCCGCCATGATCTCTGCTTCTACGTCGATGCCGTGCATAGCTTGTGCATCCTGAGCCGCTTCAAATGTCCAACGTGCTTGTAATTTACGTGTTTTTGCTTCAACAGCCTGTTTCAAGATTTGAACTGAGATCTTACGACCGCCTGTTCCTTCTTTAGCCGCTGTTACATCGGCGTTACCGGCAGTGCCGTCACCTGAATAAGCAGTAGCAATCTTGAATGGTGATAATGCTTCGTCGCCTGCTGTTACATCGTTAGCAGTGCCTGTAGCATTGTTTGTTTCTGCATAACGCACTCTTAATGTGTGGATTTGACCAACTGGGCCAGTCATTGGTTGAACACCAACGATTTCGTTAGCGATAACTGTTGGCATCACACGTCTGATAACAGGTAGGATAACACGGTTAAGTGTTGCTACGTTACCAGCTGTTGTTGTGCCAGCCGCTGATGTCTCCATCAAGTGCTTCTTGGTGTTTTCTAAAACAACACCCATTGCGTTTCTTTTATTACCTTGGAGGCCTTCTAATAATGCTTCTTTAGTTTCACCCCAACGGCTTTCAAGTAGTTCTTGTGACATATCTTTCTCCTAATGTCTTTACTTATAGTCCGGCCAATTTGCGTAAGTCGATGACCTGTGTGTCTTCGTCTTTCGCTTCAACTGGCGCAGGTTTATCCCCAGTAACTTCCTTAACAGATTCTGTAAGTGTCGATTTCTTAGACTTCACTACATTCTCGTTAAGCACCGCTGGGAGATACTTGTTAAAAGCATTCTCTAATTTCTTAGTTTGAACGCCTTCTAATAAATTACGCATCACTTCTGCTTTCTCGTCATTCAACGTTTCAAGCAACTCGTCTAACTTAGCGTTACGCTCGTTAGTTTCGTTGATAATGCGGATATCTTTTTCTTTGGCTTCGACCAACGCTTTGGTTTCGTCGAGTGCCTTGGTTGATTCCTCTAATTGCTGGTTTTTCTCTTCGATCTGTGCCATTAACTTGCGGATCTCAGCATTCTCATTTAAATGAGTGCCTGCGAATTCGCTAGCAAATGTTTCGAAGATCTTTCTACCAAAACTGTTCTCACGAGCAATTTTGATATCTTCCTGTAATTGAGAAAGTTCAGCTTTCAAGTGCTTGGCAACAGCAGTTGACATCTTCTCGCTTGATTCTGTAACGAACTTAGTTTTAAGTTCCTCAAGTTTCTCACGAGCCTCTGCAACAAGTTTAACTTTAGTCTCTACAACGTCCTGTTTATCTTGAGCAAATTCTTTGATTTCTTCTGCTAATTGAGCAACAACAAAGTTTTCCAATTTTTCCATTGTAGCACCATGTTGTTTACGGTCTTCACGAAGATCTTTGATCTCTTCAGCCAACTTAGTAACCATGAAGTTATTAAATTTTTCTGCTGATTCTTTCATTTTGTTAACTTGGTTAACACGATCTTCTGCTAATTTGGCTTTTTCTTCTTTCATTTCAGCCATCTCAGTTTCAAGACTTTCTGTTACCATGCGATCGATTGCTTCAACCATTGTTGTTTTGTCGTGTTCATACTTCTGTGCGAATTCCTCGCGGATTTCTGCACGAACTTGATCGCGAACTTCATTTAACTTAGATTCCCACGCTTCGTTGATTTCGTTGCGTGTATCTTCATTAACTAAGTCGCTATCGAGCAATGGTTTAATAACATCTAGCATGCCATTCTCCTATAATTTGAGATCCTTGATGAGTCGCATAACTTCACTCTTCAAGTATCTCTGCACTTTGGCGTCACCGTTAGCCTCTTTGGCCATGTCCAACACCTTATGACCGTGGTTCATATTCATGAGCCCTTCATAGATTGCTGTTGGATAAGCGTTTGGAGCACTAGGCTGTGACACTACATCGACAGTGATAATTTCAAAATCACTGACTTGTCCGTCGCTTTCAGAAACGTTACCGCTTCCTCGGCTTGAAACTCCTAATTTAACACCAGAGGTCAACATAGTTTCCACTAGTTTACCCATTGGTGTTGGTAAAATCTTTAACTTACCGTAGCCGTTTGGGCCATCCATCCACATTTCTGTGATCATATGGCTCACTCGGTCTAGGTTAATTTTTAAGTCATCTGGGTGATCTACTTCACCTAAAACTGAGTAACCACCAGTGATCTGTTCATTGAGTGTTTTAACTGCTGTCTCAATCTCTTTCACCGGATATACTCGCTCGTTGGCGTTCTTTACACCACCCTGGATGCAAATACCTTTCATGTAAAGGTCCTTGCCTGACTCTGAACCCTCAACGACGATGTTCGCCGCATTGTAGTTCAAGTGTTCCTTAAGGTGCATAGCCATCTCAGTAGATTCCTATTAGTTTACAGATTTCTTATTGTCTGCTTTATCCTGTTTCTCAGGAGCAGGTGCTGGAGCCATATTTGGCTCTGTTGTGCCATGTGGTAATTCCTTAGCTGTTGGAGCTGGTCTACCTTTTTCTGCTTCTGTTTTTGCAGGATGTGCGTCTGCTAATTTTTCTTTAGCACCGCCATTTGCTGGAACTGGTGAAGATTTGTTAGTAGCATGGTCTTTGTTGTCTGCTTTAACAGGCTTTAAAGATACTGCTTCGTCAACTTGCTCTTCTGTTTCTTCAGCGATCTCTTCTTCAGATTCCATTGGCATTTCAACTTCCTCTTCTTCCTCGCCTTCTTCTTCAGCTTCGTCACCCATGTCCATATCCATTTCTGGCTCTTCTTCAGGTGCTTCTTCTTTGTCTTCGTCGTTCATTAATTCTTCGAATTCAGCCATTAACTCGTCTAGTTTGTCTTCTAAGTCAACTACACGGTCTTCTAAGTCTTCTTCGTCTTCGCCTTCTAAAGCAATACCTTCTTCGTCTGCTTCGATTTCGTCAACTAAGTTGTCAGCGGCATCGCCACCAAGTTCTTCGTCTGTGATTTCGTCAACGATTGACTCTTCAACAGCGTCTTCAGCAACTTCTTCAGTTGACTCTTCTACTGTCTCTTCGTCTGATTCTGTTGCTTCTTCAACAGTTTCTTCTTCAGCCATTAAGTTCTCGTAGATGTCACGAGATTTTTCCACAACTACTTCGTGGAACAACTCTTTGGCTTTATCTTCTTCATCATTAATGATGTATTCGATAAGTTGTTCAAATTTATTCATTGTTATAATTCTCCATGTATGGGGCTAGTGATAGTATTTACAACTATTTTTGAATATATAGGTGTTTTTTAGCCTATTTTAGGCCAAAAAGGTGTGATTTTTAGAAACTTGGTGCTTCTGGTGCTGGTGCATACTGTTTCTGTATGCGAGTCAGCTTTTGTTCATGCTCAAATGCACGGACATCATTCATCTGACGCATCTTGCTGATCTGCTTGAGAGTCAGTTTGGTCTTGCGTAGATCTCCAAGTTTGATCTGGCCGTTGTCGTTCTCAACGTCCTGGTATCCTGGAGCGGGTCTGTCATACATTTCGTTTAAGGTCATAGTAATATTTATGTTCCTGGAGGTGTTTCAGCACCCGGAGGTGTTTCCTCACCTGCTGGTTCAGTGATGTCTGGTGCTTCTAGGTCAGCATCTAGATCGTCAGCAGTCTCAAGATCGCCCTCAATACCGCCCGGTGATATGCCCACTGAACGCATGTCTGAACCCTGTGGTGTCAATGGTTCTGACTCTGCACGTTCTTCTGACCATAGGTTCTCATTTTCTAGTAACTCTTCTTCACTTAGTCCTAGGAATCTCTGCATCAAGAAACGTTTACTCATGTATGGCAGTGCTTCTAACTGTCCAAACACGTTAACACGTTGGCTGTCTAGTTCTGCCTGTCTGTAACTTGCAAAGTTCTGTGGTGAATTAAACTTGATAGTAAAGATTGAACTATCAATGTTAAAGCCTCTCCAACGCAAGAACATCTTGAATTCATCGTCTAACTTCTGACTGATCTGGTTCTGCAGACGCATACAGTATTGATTAAATCTATACTCTTGGATAAGTGCTGTGCCCACACGCCCGTCATTTAACGGTGCTGGGCTGTCGTCTGGTCCGGTTGGCAAGTATGAACTTGGAACACGCAGACCTCTTGATAATTTGTTGTTAAAGTAACGCAGGTCATCAATCTCACCCAGGTTCTGTCCACCTGGTAATACGTCAACGCTCGAACCTCTACCATCTGCTGTCGTTGGAAAGAAGTAGTCCTCGTTGATTGATAGTGGATTATATGTGGCATCCATCAAGCTACCGCCACCGCCGTTTGCTGTAGGTATTCTACGTTGATGCACTTCGTTCTTGATGCGTTCCACAAAGGCCATGGCCATGTGGCTTGGCATGTTACCCACGTCAATCTTGAACACCCTACGCTCAGGTGCACGTTGCACCCTGTAGATCAATAGTGCGTCTTCTAACAGTTCTTTCTGTTTGAATACTTTATAAACGTTTTCCAACACTGACATACCAAATGGCCACGAGCTATCCAATCCTTCTGATAGACTTAGATGCACCACGTGCTTGGCGTCAATGACCAATTCATTTATCGCTGTCTGGAATCTTGATCCCGCACCATATGAAGCATTGGGTGCCGTGTAGTTGTTAGGTGCTGTGTATCCGCCCTGTGTAGGAGGATTCATTGCCACATCCTGTGTGGTCTTTGCGGCTACTGTTAGGTTCTCAAAGTTTGGATTGATGTCACGGACCACATACTGCTCCGGACGCTTACCTTCTGATTCGTTGACAATAACTCTCGAAACTTTTGACATGTCAACCCAGTATAATTCAAATGTCTCTGGATCACGGATGAACACTTGATCACCATACTTGATGGTGTTGCGGAACATCTTGAATGAACGCTGATCAAACTTGTTGAGCTTGACCCACTGCTGTAGTTGTTTCTTGACTATCTCGATCTCACGATCAGTTGGATTATCTGCGAACTCAATGTCAAATGCCGTGCCGTTCTGATCATTGGTCTGTGTCGAGAACTCTGCAATGATGTCAAGACATGCGTTGATCTCCGAGTCCATGTCCATGGCCTCATATTGGTTGTAACGCTCTACCCTGTTTGGATGTCCCGAGTATACCTCAGGCAGTCTTGATTGATAGTTACGGAATGCGAAGTCATTTTGGTTTGTTCCTCCACCCGCATAGTTCTGATCCATGTTGATGCCACTGATTGGGCTCAATGAACCGTCCGTTCTCGCTGAAAAATTCTTTCTGTATGTTGCCATCCGTTTTTCCTAGTGTCTAGGTGTATTTATCGACTCTATTAGATTAACGGATAAAAAGGAATGTGTCAAATTAGATTTAACCAATTACGAATAGGTTGCACGGACTTGTTGTTGTCCGATCCTGTTGCCTTTGGTTAAGATCTCAATCATCTGATCCAATCTATTGACCTGTGTTTTAAGTAGATCTGTTTGCGAATTATCACTTCTAGTAGTTGTTGACATTGGTTCTGGTGCAGTCATTGTTTCAGTCACTGATGCTACACTTGCTGACATAGGTGTGTATGAGGATTTTGGTCCTGTCATGTTTTGTAGTATGCGTTCAGACGTTGATGTTGAGATCACTGATGCTGGTCCTGCTATGATCTCTGGTCCACGCTCACCTACCAAACTGATCTCTTTGGCTCCCACAGTTCCACCCAGATAATTGCTCTTTAGTTTCTCATTGATGATAGCATTTGCAATAGCATCTTGGGCAGGATTGCCAGTGTTAGCAAAAGCTCTATTTTCTTTATTTACGGCTTTAGTTGCAAGGTTGTCAACTACCAATTCTGTTGCTTTCACTTTAGCAAATTCAGCATACTCGCCCATTAATTTTTGCGTTGCACCTTCAGTTCTACCTGAAACATCGCCTGCGGCCGCCTCAAATATCTTAGCAATTTGCTCAACGACTGCGGCCGTTGGTCCCATTCCCTCCAATACCAAGGAATCCAATGCCCTAGCATAATTTTCCAGGGCTATTTGTGCTTTGATCGCAGACTGGGTCATTTTATCGGTGGCTATGATCTGTTTGCCTTGTTCGTCAACGATCTTCTGGCCTATTTCCGTTGTCTGTTTGATGTTATTAAAGAAGTCCAATATTCCAGCGAACCCATCCGTCATTTCGCTACCGCCATCCTGGATCATACCTGCTATTGGCATTATCTCTTTAACAAATGGCTCAATGGCTGTTCTCAATTGATCAGCGGCTCTCGCTGATGTCACGGCGGCTGAATCTTGTGACTGTAGAACCTGGTCAAGTATCATCTGAATCTGATCACCGGCCGCAACCATTAATTGTCTACCTGCAGGTGTTATTGCCGCTCCACCGGTGGCGAAGATATCTTTGATGCCCTCAGCAAATCTTGGACTTTGGGCTCCTACCGTCTGAACAAACTCCATTACACGTCTGGCGGCTTCCTCACCATACATCTGTGATATTTCTTCATATTTGGCACGGAATCTAGTCTCTGACAGTATTGCCTGTTGCTCATCTGCCAATGCCTTGCGATTGGTGCCCGTCAGTTTGCTTAATTGATCTAATTCACTGACATACTGTGCCGCGGCCCTGGACAGTTGATTTTGATCCATCCTTTGGGCTATGCCTAGTCTCGCCTGTCTGCCCACGAAGTCACCCGCAAACTCGCCAATCTCATCCACGGTCAATCCTAGAGATCTTAGCGTGTTAGAGAATTCTCCCTGATTCAACGGTGCGAGTATTCCAGTCATTGCCTGGGCACCATCAAATACAGATCCTTCTAATTTTGCCAATGCTGACGCATTGTTCGTGATCAGCCTACCAAATCCTGTCAGGCTCATGTTTGCAACATTTGCCTGAGTTGCCAGAGTAGTAAGACCACCTGCGGCTACACCACCTGATCTGCTAACGTCTTGGAATGTGCCAACTGCCTGTCCCAATCGAACAACTAGGAACTTGGCTATGTCAGTTGCGGCGTCGCCTAACTTTGCTAGTCCGTCACCTGCATACGGTATGGCCGCTTGCACCAGTCCGCTGAGTGCTGATCCTAATCCTTCAACTACAGGTATCAGTGCCTCAAAACTTGCCTCACCTGATGATAATGCCTGTGTGAAACCTTTGGCACCTTTGAGCACGTCCTTGCTACCTTGTGTAGTAGCCTGTTTGAATCGTTGCATGGCATTGCCGGCCTGTGCCAGTTGCTTTGCTGTCTCATCAGAAACCTTGCCTAGGGTTTGGACCTCCCTAGTGGCCGTCTGCAATATCCGTTCTAATTCTTGTTCATCCATTAATTAACTACCCAGTAATATACGCATATAAATATTCGTGTTATATAACTATTTATGGTATTTAAATATGGGCGAAAATAACCCCTTACAGAAGTATTTTAGACAGCCTGCTATCTATGTTAGACTGCCTAGCGAAGGTAAGTTTTATCCACCAGGCGCACTAGACATGCCTGCTAATGGAGAACTTCCTGTATACCCAATGTCAGCATTGGATGAAATTATCACAAGAACACCAGACGCACTATTCAACGGTTCAGCCGTGATACAACTATTTCAAAGTTGTATTCCTAACATTAAAGATGCCTGGGCTGTTCCACAGATTGACGTAGACATGTTGTTGACTGCTATTCGTATTGCTAGTTATGGACACGAAATGGAAATGTCCACTACTTGTCCAAAATGCAACGAAGCACAGGACTATGCACTAGACCTTCGTGAAGTTATTGACAAATACCATTCACCAGATTACAAAACATCAATTAAAGTCAGCGACATGGAAATATATTTCCGCCCATTGACTTACTATCAGGTCAACGAAACGTCCAAGGCACAGTTCCAACAGCAGAAGATGATACAAGCATCTACTACCAATGAGGAAATGTCTGATGAGGATCGCATAGCGGCTATGAGTCAAGCACTGACAGAGATAACCAAAATGACTATGGAAAATCTCAGTGACAGTATTGCTGTTATTAAAACTGCTGATGCAATGGTGGATAATCCAGAACATATCAAAGAGTTTATTGCAAACGCTGACAGCCAAATATTTGCTCGTATTAGAGAACACTTATCTACAATAAGAGAAGGCACAGAAATGAAGCCTCTTAAAATTAAGTGTAAGGAATGTGAACACGAATACGAACAACCATTTACATTGGATATGTCAAATTTTTTCGTATAAGGCTCCTGACCGCTAGTCCTGACGAAATTGAGAAGATTGTCGACTCAATGGAAAAAGCAGTTAAGGATATCAAGCAAGAAAGTCTGAAACTTGCATGGTATATGAGAGGGGGCCTAAGTTATTCGGAATCAATGAACTTGAGTATGGAAGAAAGAAACATCATAAACGACATAATCAAAGAAAATCTAGAAACCACCAAAAAGAGCCGTTTGCCCTTCTTTTAGATTGACCAAATCGCCATTTAATGCTATAATAATGTATTAGAGCCTATAATTATGCACGGAACACAAATATAAAAACTGTGTTGTTTATACCCGTGTGAGACTCTAAATACTATTTCACGCACCAAAGTTTCGTGGTGAAGATGAGAAATCAGGGCGTGGCTTTTTAGGAGGTAATACTACATGAAAGTATTAGAAAACGTAAAGAAGTGGGCTAACGAAATCGCTCATTTAGCAGTGACTTTGATGGCAATGTTTATCGCTTTAGAAATTTTATTTGGCGGTAACACAGTTCCATTTCTTCCAGGCACAGACGTTATTGGTTCTGTAACTGGCATCGTTAAATCACTAGGCAATGAAGGCTTAGCTGGTTTGATCGCAGTATGGGTTTTATATACAATCTGGGACAAGAAGTAATTCTAGTCTAGGCAAAACCTACTAAAAGGCTCACGTTGAGATACTTGGGCCTTTTCTTTTGGCCATAAGTAATGTTATGTTACTCAGTATACCAAAACAGTTCATCTATCTAAAGACAATGAAGACGGCAGGCACTTCAACAGAGGCCCTGTTAGAACAATATTGCCTACCACCAGGAACGGAATGTGGCACACATGATCGTGTGCAGACCGTGTCAGATTATGGTATCGCAGGTAGCAGATACAAAGGTTATAAAAAAACAGATGTGTTCTATAATCACATGCCTGCAAAGGAACTCAAACAAAAATTAAAACCCGAAGTATGGGACCAATATTTCAAATTTACTTCTGTGCGTAATCCTTGGGATCGCATGGTCAGTTTATTTTGGAATTACTATCATCCCAGGGCAGAAGAACTATTGAGCAAACCATTTAGTTATATTCAACATTGGTTCTACAAGTTTGCCCGAGGTAAGCACAGCATAACAAATTACATGATCGACGACCATAGCATTTATTCAATTGATGAGAAGTTGATTGTTGATGATGTTGTTCGCTATGAATCCTTACATGATGATCTAGCAAGGATCTGCAAACATTTGGATATTGATTATCGCAAAGAGGAATTACCTCGTTGGAAAACTGATTGGCGCAAACTACCTACCAATTATCAGGATTACTACATAGATCAAAAGGTAATTGACAATGTTGCTCTAGGGCATAAGTTTGAGATTGATCATTATGGATACACATTTTAAGATGTCTTACGACATCTGTATTTCGCTATCGCTCATACCTTTTATTCTTAATACAGTTAATTGATTTCTCTTACATACCCTTCGCGTATCATCTAGATTTAAGTCATAATTCACCTATCCGCAGGCAAATCATGACTTGCACATCATCTGAGTGTCGCGTCATACTAATCAAAAGAGATTCCCTAAGGACGGAAGTGGTCAGCCGGTGCTCCCTACTCTAGATTCATCTGGCGGTTGCTGTATAGTCCGTGATTAGCCAAACTACATCAACACGTGGGTTGCTTTTTCTCAGAGCCCACATCATTTAGTTTTTAAACTTAATTGCCTTTTCGTCGTCCCGTTCCTGAGTCTTCTCTCAGGAGTTCCACACGCCGTCAGCGTGATCACCTCGTAGGACACAGAGTTACATCTGCATCAGCGACTGTATGTTTTTTTAAATGCCTTATAAATCTTGTTTGCGAATGTTTTATTGCTATCTATACCTGGGTGTATGTTGTCTGTGCCTAAGTCTATTCGTTGAGAGTAAAAACTGTCGTATAAGTTAAGCCAATGTTCTTGTCTTATCCCTCCGCATGTTTCATAATGATCGTGCATCATGTTATATAATTCATATATTTCGTCATCGTCTCTGTTTTCCACATTTAACAATGATTGTGTATATGGTGTTAAATCATTTGGTTTAAATTCTGTTAATCTTTTAAAATAATCTTGATCCATAGGTAATGCAGAATTAATAAATTTTATGTTAGTGCCATAATGTAGTAGTGTGTTCACATAGGTGCAGATATCCTTAAGGAAATAATGCGGATGATTTGATAACAATATCCCCTCCGCTATTGATTTTAATTTTTTCTTTGACCAATGAAAGTCATTTAATTCTATATCTTTCCAATGTTCATTTGTTCCGTAGTCCGGAGTTACACGCCATGTTACGTCATATGTTTCTAAACCTAACCAACTCCAATATCTGTGTAATCCAGTAAAACCTACAAATACGTAATCGTATGTGTCTTTATTCAACTCTGATAATGTATCAGTAAAGATCCTTTCGTTACTTTTTCCACCTTGACTGATGTTTTTAATTGTTACATTGTCTCCAAATACATTATGCGAAAAAATGTTACACCAGTTATCAGATGATTCAATCCCTCCTACTCCTGAACCATACATTAAAGAGCAACCACTAAATAAAATTTTCATTTTAAATCTTCTAGTAATACGTCTTTAACAGAGCCTATGCCCAGTCTGATGTTGATTATGCCGTTGTAGTTGTTGTCACGCAACAGCACGTGTTCCTTCATCTGGTAGTAGCATTCCATGTAGTTCGTTGCGCCTCTGGATTTACACAAATGGATTATTTGCCTTGAGAATTTGTCTTTGCCTAGTTTTTCTATATCTGCCTGTAGTCGGTCACTGGAGCCCCAGTATTCCTTCCAATCAGATTCTGCCAATGATCTTCTTTTATTTTTCTTGCCTTTGAGTGGTGGACGTGTGACCTTGCGCCAAAAGAACTTCTTGCCGATGTAGTCATGTCCGTTTGTAGTGTTTGTGATTCTATAGACGAAACCGTAATTGTCACCAATGTCTTCTGAGTCGAAGACTTTTTCTTGAAGCATCCAAGGGTTTTCGTATGACAATGCGGTTCCTTTCTAATGAATTTGTAGCAATTAAATTTATGCCAATTGCCGAGGCATGGGAAAATTTAGACAGTCTCTACGTCGTTACCGTAGGTAGTAAAGCCATTTTCCTTGGTAACGGTCATTATGTTATTCACACGCCCTGCTAGTTCGTCTTTGTGTGATACAAGCCATATTGACTTGTTGTGTTCTCTTGACATCTTTTTAAGTATGGCCAATGCTGACTCAACGCCACTAGCATCCATACCAGAGTCAATCAACTCATCAATGAACAGCAAGTTGATAGGATCATATAAACTTTCATACACATCACGGAATGACCATGACAGTGAAAGTATCAATCTATTACGCTCACCTCTAGATAGGTTGTCAAAATCTAACTCACGGCCAAGTTCAGTTATCTCAACTGACAGATCGCTAAGGAAGGTGACTGTGTGTGGCAGTCCGATCTTGTCTAGATAATAACTTAACCGTGAATTAAGATAACTCAAGTTTTGGTCAATGATACGTTTACGGATAAATGAATCCTTGTTGGTCAACAGTTTTTGTAAGAACTCCTGGTGTTCTCTTAGTTTAACTAGATTATTAATCTCATCGTAGTTGAGTTCTTGTTCAGCAGTTTCTTCCATTTCCTGTATTTGTTCTTGGTATGGATCCACTTCTTCCTGTTTTGATTTTAACTGTGCTTCCAGTGCTGTGATTGAACTTTTATGTTCAAATGCGTCCTGCTCATTAAGGTAAAACACTTCAGGTGCAAAGCCAACATCACCAAGCTCTGATAATGCGTCTGTGAGTTGCTGTAAGGTCGCTGTGTGCGTTTCTACATCTTCTTTGACTCTGACTAGCGTTGCTTGTTTTTCTTCTAACTGTGCTTCGTGTTTGTCGTCATGTATTTCTTGTCCGCAACTGTGACACTTGTGTTCTTTTAACAACTTGATGTCTTGTTCTAACTTAACAACGTTGCCTTGTTCACGTGTAAGATCTCGCTCTGTTCTTGTGATAGCATCTGTGATGTCATCATGATCTTTCTTACGTTGTTTAAACTTAGCAAGTTCCTTATGATTGGCAAGTTCCTTGTCAACATCAATCTCTTCAAGTTTTGCCAGCCCTGCTTCTAGATAGTCGATGTCATCTTCTTTTTTCTGTGCCCAAAGTTTTTGCCTACGCTTCATAGACTCTACTTGTTCTTTTAATTTTTCGTTGGCATCTTTTTGAGCTTCTATTCTTATCTCTTCTTCTTTGATTCGATCTCTAGTTTCTTTTAAGCGTTCTTTTAGTGCGTCTGCTTTTTCACTTAGTAAAGTAATACCAAGTAACTGTTCGATAATATCTTTTTGATCGTTGGCTCTAAGGTTAAGGAATGGTTCTGTGTAGGTATTTAAGGCAACCAAGTGTTTGAACATCTCATGGCTCATGCCCAGCATGTGTTCTATCGCCTTTTGTGTCTCTCGGCTATCACCCTGTGCCATGTCTGTGATCTCTTGTTCGTCATCACCTACAAAGAAACGCATGACATTTTTCTTACGTCCGCGTTCTATTTTATATATTTGCCCGTCGTGCTCAAAGTCCAATGAAACTAACATGCCTTTTGAATTAGTCTTGTTGATCAAGTTATCACGCTTGATATTGGTCAGTGCTTGACCAAACAGTGCGTATGAAAGGGCATTGATTATGGTAGTCTTACCAGTGCCATTACGTGCACCTGAGTCGTCTCCACCTAGATCAATGTTAACTCCCAAAACCAAAGTTAGGTCGTTGCGATCAAAGTTAACTGCCTGCGTGGCATTACCCACACTCATAAAATTCTTAACTGTAAGTGTCTTTAGTTTAAACAATTATAGATCTCTGTAAATTTCTAACAACATTTTGGGATCATAGTGATCCGACTCTATTGATGTTAACTGATTTGTCACGATGGTGTCAACTGATTCGAACTTCAACTCGCCTGGTTCTGCTACCGATTCCATGATGTCCTTCTTGACTGGAATTAATGTTAGTTCTCTCAATTTATACTTGCCTACGAACTCCTCACGAATGAAACTTGCTTCTTCATAACTAATATCAATATTCAAGTTTACACGGATGTGCATCTTTTCTTTCAGTAACTCTTCTGGATTGTTTAACATCTCATCTAAGTTGTAGACTCTGTATCGGGGTTGTTGTGGCCATGAATGATACACGGGATCCTTACCCCATTCAACGATGGTCATGCCTCTGTCATCATCACCTGCGTCGGCATAGTTGTGGGGAAAGCAATTACCAGTATAGATAATATTATTGTGACTTTGTCGTTTATGGAAGTGTCCTGTATACACATGTTCTAGACCACGGAAGTCTTCACGCTGTATCTCACCTGTGTCTGGCATCTGCACCATGGCATTCATAAAGAAGTGAGGTAACTCTAGATGTCCAAAAGCATACTTGCCTTCCATCTTTTTAACTTTCTTTGCTTCGTCACCTACCAGCCAAGGTATGAATTGGACATCGCCTTCTGAATAGAAATCATTCATGATGTGGACGTTCTTGATGTGTTTGGCCCAGGCCGCTGACTGTATGTCACGCTTGTCTCTATAATATAAGTCGTGATTGCCTGGAATGAAGAACACACGATCAAAGGCATCTCCCAGTAATTCTAATGCCGTTAGGCTATAATTGAGTGTGACGATATTGATCGCGGCACGATTGTTGTGCCAATCGCCCATCATGATACAGGTGTCACAACCTTCCTGTTTGGCCTTTTCAATGAACCATTTAACGAAACCAAGACAGTCCTCGTTGTGTGTTGTGCTGTTTGACTTCAGTCCAAAATGGATATCTGTAAGGACAGCCGCCTTTTTAAATAGATTCGCCATAACCTTCCTTAGTAGTTATTTTGACTTTTGTTTTTCTTTCAGCTTTTCTCTTTGTTTCTCGTAAAACTTATCTTCTAGTTTAGCATCAGTGCCAGCGTTTTGTCTAGTCCAACTTGGATTCAATCCGTTCATTTCTAAGATATCATCTCGGATTGATTGGTTTTTCTTTTCAATGTTAAGCACACGAGTAAATGAATTGGTAATGGCCGCAGTGTAGTAGGCAAATGGATTGTCCGATTTTGACTCATCAAACTGTAGTCCAATTTGTGATAGTTGTAGTAATGCTTGTCCACGCATTTCTTCATTATATGTGTATCCACGCCAGTTTGAACGGGTAGCATAACGCTCACACAGTTTAATAAACATGTGTGCCAGTTTGTTGGTCATGGTGCCGTGATCTTTTGAGAACTTGCCTGTTTCAAAATCGCCCTTCCAATGGCTCTGTCCTACTTTATACGGATTTCCGTCATCGTCGACTCTGTAGTGCTGGAATGGAGGAAAGTTGACCTTGGCATGCACTTCATCATCAATGCCGTAGTCTTCTTGTTCTCTAGCTTCATCTAGATCATCAAACATTTCCTCAATCTTAGCACGTTTCTTTAATTGTGCTTTGGTGGGCTTTTTAGGCACTAGAGGAATATGATCCCATGTCATTACACGGAATACCAGATCAGTGTCTGCTATCGTTTTAGGATCTAACAGCTCACCCCATTCTCTTTTATAGTTGTCTATTTTTTTTTGACGTGCTTCTTTAATACGTGTCTTGTTGATCTTTTTAATGTCGGCTACAATGATATCAAAGTCACTGTCTGTTTCGATATTTAAATAGGAACAGTAGGTCTTTTTTGATTTATGAATTTCTTTGAGGATATCTCTGTTGTTGAGATAGTTAACTCTACGTCCGGTTCTGGTAATTACTTTATCTTCTGACACTTGATATTCTCCATGTTTGATATAGTAATTATACAGCCGATCCAGTTGGTGTCAACCTTTTTTGGTTACTAACTATTATATTGGGTTATTATTATCCTAATAAATAGTAGAAACGGAGAAATACATGGCTTTATTTAACGACATACTCAACGCCGTAACAGGAGTTCAGAACCAGGCTAACAACAATGAAGTTAACCAGGAAAGCTCTAATAACGATTGGCGATTTAGAATACGCTTAGCCGAAGGCTCAGAGGTATTATACAAAGATCCTGGAGCGGACATACTCAAACCATTAGCTGACACAGATGGTGTGATATTCCCATATACACCACAGGTCATGGTCAACTATCAAGCAAACTATAGTGAGACTACTCCAACACATTCAAACTATAAACAGTATTTCTACCAATCAAGTCAGATATCAGACATACAGATCACAGGAACATTTACAGCACAGTCCACACGAGAAGCAAACTACTTATTAGCCGCAACGCATTTCTTCCGTTCAGCAACCAAGATGTTTTATGGACAGGATACTAACAGAGGAACACCTCCACCATTGGTGTTCATGGAAGGCTTTGGACAGGATCAATTTAACGGTCAACCATGTGTGATACAACAGTTCAACTATGTGCTACCACCAGACGTAGACTATATCAGAACCAGTCAAAACTTTAAGGCAGACGCAGGTATTGATACCAGCGAACAGCGTATAGCACGTAATGGATATAGATCACCTTTGATTAGATTATTTGAATTGTTTTCTGGACAGGGCATTAACAAAGGTGCAGAAACAGGATATTATGGATCGAGAACGGGTTACCTAGACAGCAAAGATTCAAGTCATGTTCCTACTAAAATAGAATTTATGTTAACTCTACATCCAATGGTATCACGTAGCAGACAGAGTAAAGAATTCAGTTTAAAAGATTATGCAAATGGCTCTGGCCTTAGAAGAGGGTTCTGGTAATGGCAACATATTCAGCAAAGTCACCTTATTATGTGACTAAGAAAAAAGATGGGTATTTGGATTTTATGGAAAATCGTAAAATACCTAAATACAGTGACGACAAACAATTCACAGTAACACAGACATACCAATACCGTCCTGACCTACTGGCACAGGATTTATATGATGACTCAGAGCTATGGTGGGTATTTGCTCAGCGTAATCCAAACTCAATAGTTGATCCTATCTATGATTTTAAGGTAGGCACTCGAATATATTTGCCTAAATTATCAACACTCAAACAAGTATTAGGATTCTAACATGGCTTTATCTGAAGCACAGTTAAAGCAGATTGAAAATGAATCTCTGGCCTTAAAAGCCAGGTCTGATCGTATTACAGCACAGATCAACGACTATGTTTCCACAGTTAACTCAGATCTAGATCCAAGTTCACAGTATGTCACTGATGGTAAGGCCCTAGAGGCAGAAGCAGTTGACACCCTGGGGGCGTTAAATGACTTTTACAATTCATCCACAGTATTAGATGGACGCAGTGATCTAACAAGTCAGACGAGAGTTAACGAAAGTCTTGACACCATCAGAGGCTCAAGAACACAGACTTCATCAGCATTAGAAGATGTTCGATCAACACTGGCAACAGTGGGCACTGCAGAACCAGATCCAGAAGTTAGCACTAATTCAGCAGGAGAAATCATTGGCGAAGATGCTGTTAATAGAACAGAATTTGCTAATACACAGAATCCACCCACCGAACCAGAACAAGGCGGCCTAGCAGTTGAAACACAGTCTAACGCAGAAGAAGATCAATTTAGATCTACAGCATTAGACGATGGTGCAACACGAAACGCACAGTCAGAAGATTCGGACGGCGCTGATCAAACCGCAGGCACCACAATACTGTCAACTGGACCAATTCGAGTTTCTAAGGGATATCTGGCAGAAACTAAGCCTCAAGAAAATGTGTTGAGTCAGTTTGCATCATCAACATATTCAGTGACGATCTACATGCTACGCCCTGAAGAATATAACACACTGTTAGGACATTCAGCAGATGCCAACACCACCGACATTAACACTGCGGAACTTGCCCAGGACACAAAGAAAGTAGAAGGATTTAATGCTATATTGGCCAGTGGCGGCTTGCCCAATGGTGGGTTAGATAACTTAACTGGTGATCCATACACCACAGGTGGTGCTATCAGAAATAGATATTTTGATCTAGATTACTTCATTGATGATATCCAAATTGACACACTCTTGCCACAACAGGTCCGTGGTGCGTCAAACGCAACTAGTTTAAGTTTTAAAATCACAGAGCCATATGGTTTTACATTTTTAAATAGATTAAAATTAGCCAGTGAGGATTTAAATGGTAGCCTAGGTGGCAAGGATTGGATCAAACAGCACTATCTCATGGTCATAAGATTTTATGGTTACAAAGATGATGGAACCCTGTCCACAGATCAGAAAAACGTGCTAAGTGACGAGCCTATAGAATCTAGATTCATTCCATTTAAGTTTACTAATATTACCACAAGAGCCGCAACGGGTGCTGTGGAATATGATTGTCAAGCGGTGCCAATCAATCATTTCGAAGCAATGAGTCAAAAACGTGCATCAATTAAATATCAGGTTGAAATAAACGGACAGACTCTTGAAAACTTATTTAATGGTAAACTAAGTCAAACGGCTGAAGGCAGAGTTGTCAGCACTGGGCTTGTAGAATCAATCAATAATTATTATAAAAAATTAGTTGAGGACGGAGTAATTGATATAGCAGACCAATACGAAGTTCAATTTGATTCTGAAATAGGCAAACAAAAAATAATTCCACCGGGTTCAACCAAGAAAAACAGAACGCCAATGGCTGACCCTGGTTCATTTAATCCTGCATTACAATCGGTGCAGAAAAATAGTCTTACGATGTCAGTTAATGCTGGCACACAGTTTCAACATTTTATTGATCAGGCAGTGAGAACCAGCGAATGGATCACAAAACAACAGACAAAGTATATAGATCCAAACACTAGAAAGCCTGTGGTCAGGACGTCAAATAATTTATTACAGTGGTATAGGATCACTAGTTCCTCTAAAACCTTGGGCTACGACAACAAGAGAAAAGATTACGCATACAAGATCACATATTATGTGGCAAGAAGTGGTGTAGGAGATGTTAAATCAGCATTCTTTCCTAAAAAGCCATTCAATGGTTGCCAAAAAAGATACAAATATTGGTTCACTGGAGAAAATACGGAAATATTAAATTACGAAGTAGACTTCAATGCTCTTTACTATGTGTCATCAAGTCCAGATGTTGCTCCTGATGTCACAGACGTAGGCACAGTGGGAGAGACCACAAGCCCTGGACCAGCAGACCAAAGCATACAAGGCGGTGCTGATCTGTCTGGGGATCCGGCGGCTCGTGCGGCATCAGTGTTATATTCACCTACTGACTACGCAACATTAAATTTAAAAATACTGGGTGATCCTTTTTATATACAACAGGGCGATATATTCTATAGAAGTCTCCGAGGCCCATTGGATAATAATCCAGGATTCCTGCCAGATGGTTCGGCAGATTTTGATTCAGGTGAAGTCCTATTAGAAGTTGATTACAACACCATAGAAGACTATAATGAAGTAACAGGTGAGGCTAAACCTAGACCGATTGAATTAAAGTCACCGGAAGAAACAGCAAGAACTGTAACAGACAGTGGTATACAGTATAAAGGATTAATATATCAAGTAACACAGGTATCCAATAATTTTTCAAAAGGTATATTCACACAAGACATACAGGGTGTCCTAAGACAATACCTTAGTGGAGATCCAAAAGGAAAACAAACCACAGAAGAAGTAAAACCATCTACCAGTAATGTTTATGGCAGTGTGGATATGGCAAGCCAGCAAGTGGTAATACCACCAATACTAGTCCAACAACAAAAAACTTCTACCACGACCTCTTCCAATATACAGTCAACCCAAACTGCATTTGGCAGTAATCAGGCACCAACTTTTGTGGCACCGGATGAGGATGCAGGTTAAATAGCGATATGGCAGAAAACGTTAATAGAAATTTAGGTAGAGGCACAGGCTTTCAATTAGACAAGGGCGGTGCAGTAACCGAATCGGGTCCTTTTATAGGCGTTGTCAAAAACAATATTGACCCTACACGTTCGGGACGCATACAGGTTTTTATTGAAACTTATTCAGGATTAAAAGAAGAAGATCAGGACAACTGGAGAACCTTAAACTATCTTAGCCCGTTTATGGGTGTGACCAATCAGAACAATCAAAACTTTGGCACTGATGAAACAGGTGATTTCTTTAATAGACAAAGTTACGGTATGTGGTGGTCAGCACCTGATGTTGGCACCAAAGTATTATGTTTCTTTGCCAATGGTGATCCTAACCAAGGTTACTATATAGGTTCAATTATGGAGCCAGGCATTGGCCACATGCTACCCGCAATTGGCGCTACCAATAACTATGTTAAAACAGGCAATTGGGGCGACTCATATAGCAAACTACCAGTAACTGAAATTAATGTAAAATCCCTAGACATCAGCGAAGACCCTCAATTTTATAACAGAGCTAAACCTGTTCATGACGTATTGGCAGGACAACTAGCAGTCCAAGGCTTATTGAGAGACCCTGTCAGGGGTCCTATCAGCACTAGCAGTCAACGTGAAACACCTTCGAAAGTGTTTGGATTCTCAACACCAGGTCCTGCTATCACTGTTGATGCTAATAAAGTTAACACATTGGCCAGACTGGGCGGACACAGTTTAGTAATGGATGATGGTGATACCGACGGCAACGATCAATTAGTTCGTATTAGGACATCAGCAGGTCATCAGATCACACTCAGTGACAGTGGCGAGTCAATTTATATTACACATGCCAATGGACACAGTTGGGTTGAATTAGGTAAGGAAGGAACGCTGGATGTATTTTCTACTAATTCAGTTAACGTGAGAACCAAGGGTGATATTAACCTACACGCCGACAACGACATCAACATGTATGCAGGCAGAAACTTTAATGCGTTCAGTAAGGCTAATATGCGGTTAGAATCTACAATAACAAGTATTCGCAGTGAAGCAGAATTAAAATTATATTCAAAATTAAAATTAGTAGCACGTTCAGATAATATTTTGGCCTTAGATGCAGAAGAAATAGGATCATTTGATGGGGGCGACAGTCTAGTATTTTCAGCAGACTGTATTTCACTTAATTCGGGTGCAGGTGTTCCTGTGTCTGCGGCCACTGCTATAAGAAAAAATAAAGTAGCAGAAACAGATTTCAAATCAGAATGGACGGCAGAAGGTGGAAAACTAGAAACTATTGCCACAAGAGTTCCAACGCATGAACCATGGCCATATCACAACAGAGGAATACAAAATTCTGTAGACTACACAGGCTCGTTAAACACAGAATTTCCTCAATATACCACAGAGGCTCTACAGACTGCGGCACAATTCTCACCTGATGGTATTGCCATTGATGATTGGACCAGTGTGGAAAGAGCAACAGTTGAAATTGGCACACTGAATACTGATCAATTAACAGGCATCAAAGCACAGATTGCTAAAAATACTGCACAAGATTATCTAGACTTTAGCCTAGCAAAAGGTGCAGGTAAGTTTGGTCTATCAGCAGAGCAACTAGAACGTGCAGGATATCTAACACCAGGCACAGTAGCAAACTATCTCGGCGACCCTGCAGACACTGAACGACTATTAAACAACACTAACTTCTGGACAGAAAAAGATGGCATCAGTGACTTGCCAGCATTCTTAAATTCAACGTCAGCCCAAGAGTCAGCAGTGCAGTTGACCATGCAGGACAGTTTCTCAAAATTAAGATCCAATGGTGTGTTAAAAGGCACAGAAGCACCAGGAGACCTAGGCGGTATACTCACAGGTTCAGTGGAGTATGGAGTGGACAATGCAGTTAAATGGGCCAAAGGTAGAGATCTAAATTCAGAAACTAAAAATGGAATATCACAGGCTGTGAGAGATGGACAGTTTGCTGTGGCATTTACAGATGAAAAAATATCTACCACAGTATCAGCATTTAGCTCACCTGGTGGATATTCAAACACGATCAATGATCAAGGTGTAAAAGATTCTGTTAATGCAACCATTGACAATCCATTGATTACTGGATCGTCTGGGCCAACAATGACATCTTTCTAGGTAATAAATACTACTATGGCAACCTACTACGGATTTAACACAATAGATCAAAATAAGAAATTTCGTTTAGAAGACTATGAATTAGTCAAACGAGATGTGCTTAACAGTCTATTAATTAAACAGGGTGAAAAACCTGGTAGACCTGACTACGGCACCAATGTTTGGAATATTATCTTTGAACCCATGACTGATGAAATCATGCGTGAAATTGAAAGAGAAATTAAAAGAACAGTGGGCCAAGATCCTAGAATTAAAATAGAAAGATTATCAGTATTTCCAAAAGAAAATGGCGTCTTAATTGAGATTGACGTCACAGTATTATCAACCACAGAAGTGCAACGTTTAACGTTGTTCTTTGATCAAAATCTAAACACAGTTTCAGCACAGTAATAATATACGCAGTTATCTAAAGTGATAAATATTGGATAACAGAGAGATATTATGGCTAAGACTACTAGACAAACATCAATATTTGGAGCGGAAGACTGGAAGAGATTATATCAGACTTTCCGTGAGGCAGACCTTCAGAGCTATGACTACGAAACACTTCGTAAGTCTATGGTTGACTATCTCAGATTATATTATCCTGAGACATTCAATGACTTTACTGAATCAAGTGAATTTGTTGCTCTAATGGACTTAATGGCTTTCATGGGCCAAGGTCTTGCTTTCCGTAATGATTTAAATGCACGTGAAAACTTTATTGACACAGCAGAGCGTAGAGACAGTGTAGTTAAACTAGCAGAGCTAGTAGGATACAAACCTAAACGTAATCAAAACGCACAGGGCTATATTAAAGTCACAGGTGTAACCACAACAGAATCAGTCACTGACTACAATGGTAATAACCTTAGTGGTGTAACAGTGCGTTGGAATGATTCAACCAATGCTGACTGGTATGAACAGTTCAATACTATAATGAATGCCGCTATGGTATCTAGTCAGCGTTTTGGTCGTCCTGGTCACGGTCAGAGCCTATTAGGTGTGCAGACAGATGAATACGAATTAAATGTAACTCCTGGTTACCTACCGGTTGTGCCATTTGAGTCCACAGTGGACGGTGTTGGCATGAGCTTTGAAGTTACTTCAGCAACATCAGCAGACAAGACATATATCTATGAACCAGCACCACAACCAGACGGCGCCATGAATGTTCTCTATCGCAATGACAAACTAGGTTATGGTTCAGCAAACACAGGTTACTTCTTTTACTTTAAACAAGGTTCATTGATTAATCAACAGTTCACACTAGGTGAGCGTATTTCAAATCGTGCTGTTGATATTGCCATTGATGGCGTCAACAATGATGACGTTTGGTTATTTGAAGTTGAGAACAATACTTTGACAGAATGGTTAAAGGTAGATTCAATTTATGGTGTAGGTGCTACACCTGTGGCAGACGGACAACAAAGAACAGTTTACTCAGTAGAAAGTGCGGCCAATGATACAATAACAATTAACTTTGGTGATGGTATATTTGCTAAAATACCAGTAGGCACATATAGAACTTATGTGAGAACTTCGAATGGTTTAGAATATGTGATTAATCCAAATGAAATTCAATCAGTGACAGTGAGTCTACCATACACATCACGCAATGGTAGAAATGAGCAGATCACATTTACACTTGGACTCCAAGAACCAGTAACAAATGCCAAGGCAAGAGAAACTCTAGATGAAATTAAAACCAGAGCTCCTGCCAGATTCTATACACAGAATAGAATGGTCAACGGTGAAGACTATAACAACTTCCCTTACACACAGTATACATCAATACTAAGATCAAAGGCAGTTGGCAGATCAAGTATTGGTCTTAATAGATATCTAGATTTGTTAGATCCAACAGGCAAATACTCATCTACTAACGCATTCTGTGCAGATGGCATGCTGTATAGGGACTATCTAGATCCTAACTACACATTTACTTTTGTTGATACCAATGACATTTCAGCAAGTATCGCTAATGATCTAGAACCTAAATTATCAGCTCGAGCTATGCGTCATTTTTATAATGATAAATTTGCCAGAATTAATCTAACATCAACAGATATATTATGGCAACAGTCAACCACAACAACTAATCAGTCAACTGGTTATTTTAAAACAGCCGCAGGCGGTGTAATAGCAGTTGGTGATATTGCTTCAGGCAATACAAAATATATTGTCAATGGTGCATTAATTAAATTTGAAGCACCCGCAGGTTATTTCTTTGATAGTAATAATAAATTAAAAGCAGGCACGCCAACAGGCGCTAACGAAAAATTAGTAGTGTGGGCAACTGTGACAAGCCTGACAGGAGACGGCACTAACTTTGGTGAAGGTAATCTAGCAGATGGCTCAGGACCTGTAGCATTAAATGATTTCTTACCAACAGGCGCCGACGTAACAGAAGTTATTCCGGTGTTTGTCACAGACATTCCTGCATCAATTGAAACACTGATGATTGAACAGGTTGAACTATATCGTAACTTTGGCATAGGCTTTGACAATCAAACAGGCAACTGGTATATTATTTCAGCAGATAATTTAAATGAGAATGCTGAATTTAATCTATCATACGCTAAGAACACAGATAGACTACAGCGAGATGCGTCATGGTTAGCACAGTTTACCACAGACGGCACGACTTATACAGTAAAATATCGTAATTTAAATTATTATTTTGCTTCAGTGGCTGAAAATAGATTTATTTCAGATTCAAACGACAACATATATGATCCTCAAACGGGACAAGTAGTCAATGATTTTGTTAATGTTATTAAAATGAACTCAGGACCTGACTCAAATTCAGCACTGTCAACAGATATTAAATTAGATGTTGTTGGACAGGAAGTTGAAACAGACGGATTCATTGACAATTTTAAAATTCTAGTAAGTTATGCAGACTCAGATGCAGATGGTGTAGCAGATAATCCAGATATATTTAATGATATCGTGGCACCCAGCACCAATGCCGCAACTAAAAAAATATTCTTACAGAAAATCACTGATTTTGATAATCTAGAAAGATATACTCCGGTAGCGTCTGGTGTGATCAATACACTGTATGCTGACCTAGATGCCATGGAGTTGGCCAAGTCAGAATATCTAGACGGACAAGTGTTTTATGGAACAACATCAGGCTTGTTCTATACATTAACAGTGTCCGGAACAACATATACACTGACACAAACAACAGATTATCTAGCAAAAACAGGACGCCAGGACTTATACTTCCACTATAGACACAATTCAAGTGACAGTAAACGTATTGATCCTGCTATCACAAACATTATTGATTTATATTTGGTCACTAATGCTTACTACACAGCATATCAAAACTGGATCAATGATACAACAGGCAAGGTCACAGAGCCAGCACAGCCAACCATTGATGAATTAACGATTGCATACTCAGGATTGAATGATTATAAGATGTTGAGTGACAACATGATCATGAATTCCGTAACATTTAAACCATTATTTGGTGCAAAGGCCGCAACAGAACTACAGGCTAAAATTAAAGTAATCAAATATCAAGGTGTTATCACTTCAACCAGTGAAATTAAATCACGTGTCGTAGAAGCAATGAATGAATATTTTACAATTGATAAATGGGACTTTGGTGATACATTCTATTTCTCAGAATTATCAGCATACCTACATGAACAACTAGGTGATATCGTATCAAGTGTTGTGCTTGTTCCAAATGATCCAACTAAATCATTTGGTGATTTATACGAAGTCAGATCAGCACCTGACGAGATTTTTGTAAATGCGGCCACAGTTAATGACATTGACGTAGTTGATGCACTAACTTCAAGCGTATTAAGAACAGCAACTAACAGTGGGATTGTTTAATGGCAACAACTAGAATAAGATCGGTAGATCTACTACCTGAGATATTTAGAACTGAAACCAACAAAAAGTTCTTAGCATCTACCCTAGATCAAATGATCCAACCATCACGCCTACAGCGTGTTGAAGGATATGTTGGTCGTGGCTACGGTCTGGGTGTTAACCCAGCAGACAATTATGTTCTAGAGCCAAACAAAGAAAGAACAGACTATCAGTTAGAACCTGCAATCACATATAAAGTTGCTAATACCGATAAAACACGTGATCTAATCACATATCCTGAACTGCTTGATGCTATCCAGGTGCACGGTGGCGATGTATCTAGACACGATAGATTATTTTCAAGTGAATTCTATTCATGGGATCCTTTTGTTGATTATGATAAGTTTGTTAACTTTGGACAATACTATTGGTTAAGCAGTGGACCTGATCCTGTTGATGTTCAAGCAACTGAAATAGCAACATCAGACTCATACGCTGTAACACGTCTAGACGATGGATATAATTTAGAAGGACAGGCAGGCGACAATCCAACTATTACGTTGGTCAGGGGCGGCAACTACACATTTGAAGTAGAACAAACAGGTAATCCATTCTGGATACAAGCATCACCAGGCACCGACGGAACACTGACACAAACACCAAATATATCAGCAAGAACTATTTTAGGTGTTACCAACAACGGTGAGGATAATGGCACAGTAACTTTTAACGTTCCTGACTCGACAGCACAGAATTTTTACTATAATTTAAATGATCTGGGTGATGTAGATCTAGCAACTGATCTTAAGTTTGATCAAATTAATAATCGTTATGTTGATGAATTCTTAGCAGACACAGATGGAATTGATCAAATTAGAGACCTAGACGGTAGAACCCTGATCTTTTTAAGTCGCAACACTGAAACAGATCCAGAATTATCAGGATGGCGCATAACAGATCAATTTGACAACGCTAACTTTGATACTACTAATTACGCACAGGAAACAGCGATATCAACATCAGCACAGCGTTATTCAGTGTGGCGTATTGAATATGTTGCAGGCCCTGATGGCAGAAACTATATTAAATTAAATTCCACATTATCAGTTCCACAAAATTCAAAGGTAGAAATACAATACGGTTCAGTAAATTCGTCAAGAACATTCTGGAAAAATGCTGAAGGGTTCTTTGAGGAACAACCATTACTGACAGCCACAATGGATCAACTATGGTATCAGGATGGTAACGATGCTACTAAGTTTGGTGTAATTAAAATTGTTGACCAAGCAGATCAATTAACTCTAGATGTTGAAGATGACATTGTAGGCAAGACAGGATACACATCACCCAATGGTGTTGCGTTTACCAACGGATTAAAAGTTAAATTTCGTGGCACCACAGAGCCAGCAGATTATCAGGATAAAGAATATTACGTCGAAGGCGTGGGCACTGCAATTAAATTATTAGCAGTAGCAGATTTTAAAACACCAGAAGAGTTTACTAATTCAGAAACACTACCGTTTGATTCAACAGCCTATGACGCTTCACCGTGGGATGAGTCATTGAACGCTCCCAAAGATGCAGACTACTACACAATTAATCGAGCAAGTTTAGATAAAAATGCTTGGACAAGATCAAATCGTTGGTTCCATGTTGACGTAATTAACAAAACTGCTGAATATAATAATTCAGTGGCCATACTAGATCAGAATCTGAGAGCGAAAAGACCTGTTGTTGAATTTAAAGCAGGCCTGAGATTATACAACTACGGCACACTGGGCAAAGAAGAAATTGATATTATTGATTTAAATCAAACAGATGCATTGTCAAATGTCAACGGCAAGGTAGGATATTCAACAAACGGCTATGCACTGGTTGACGGTTCTAGAGTTATTTTTGCCAACGATCTGGATCCAGAAGTAAGAAATAAAATATATCAAGTTGAATTAATTGATGAGGACGGTGTCTCATCAACAGATAAGATTATTAATCTAACAGTGGCCAGCGATGGTGTTGTGGCAACAGACGATGTTGTTTATCTATCCAGTGGTGCTACTCTTCAAGGCAAGACATATAGATACAATGGCACTAGTTGGGTAGAAGCACAGCAGAAAACAACAGTTAATCAGGCACCTTTGTTTGATATTTTTGATGTAAATGGACGTAGCCTAGGTGACAATACATATTACCCATCAACAAACTTTAAAGGCACTAAACTATTTTCTTATGCAGAAGGTTCGGGTGCAGTTGATCCGATATTAAATCAAAGATTAAAATACTTAAACATTGACAATGTGGGCGACATTGTGTTTGATAATAATCTAGAAAAAGACACATTTACCTACACTGTTGATTCAACATCTACTACTAAATCAATTAACTTTGGTTTTGTTCATAACTATTCATCAAGAACTGCTTATGATCAAGAAATAGGTTGGAAGAAACATAATAATAAATCAATACAGTATCAAGCTCTAACATTTACTTGGGCTGGTGTTGATCTGGTATGTGATGTCCCCGCCAAAACATCAGTGGAAAATCCAGTGATTGTTTATGTAAACAATGTTTATCAGGAGCCAAGTAGATATTCTTACACAGTGAGTTCAACACAGACCACTGTGACATTTGCTACAAACTACATACCTAAGACAGGTGACAACATTGTTATTCAGATACAAAGTGACGTAGCAAGTTCAGCAGGCTTTTATGAAGTTCCAGATAATCTAGCAAACAATTCACCTAACGGTTCTTTCAATGACATCACACTAGGAACAATTAGAAATCACTATATTGATCTTGCACAGCATATCACTAAATTATCAGGACAAGTGCTAGGTAAAAATAATATTAGAGACCTAGGCGATGTTGTTCCTTACGGTAATAAAATTGTTCAACAAGGCTCGCCACTACAACTAGCGGCCACATTTACTCGTGATTCAAACATTAATTTCTTTGAAGCATTAAACTATGCTAGTCGTGAATATGAAAAATATAAATGGAAATTAATTGAAAGTTATAGTAAAAATGATTTCCAAGGAACGATCAGAGATCAATTAGATCAGGCTATCCAATATGTCAATGAGGGCAAAGAAAATTCAATGCCGTTTTATTGGTCAGACACAATACCATGTGGTGATGTCTATACAGAAACAAAGTATACAGTAACAGCAATTGATGATGCAATATTTGATCTTACTCAAACCTATGACTTTACTAAAGCAAACTACCGAGGTCTATTAGTTTACTTAAATGATGTTCAATTGTTAAAAGATACAGACTACACAGTTCCTGCTAACGCGGCTCGAATTAATATATCGGCAACACTAAACACAGGTGATGTGCTGGTAATCAGAGAATATGAAACAACAGCAGGGTCATACTTACCAGCAACACCAACAACATTGGGCATGTATGGTCGTTGGGATCCGGAGATTGTCACAGACAACACCTACATAGAACCACAGACTGTTGTTATTGGCCATGACGGTTCTAGAACTGTTGGCTTTGGTGATACCAGAGATGACTTATTGTTAGAATTTGAAAAACGCATCTACAATAACATTAAAGTGTCAAAAGATGATGAGCTACCATTGAAATATGAAGACGTAGCACCAGGTAAGTTTAGAACAACAGATTACACACAAACTGAAATTACTGAGATACTAGGCACTGACTTCCTGTCATGGGTAGCATGGAATAGATTAGACTATAAAGCACAGACATATGACGCAAATGATCAAAAAACATGGAACTATTCATCGGCAGAAGATACAGTTGACGGTGAATTACTACTAGGACACTGGAGAGGTATTTTTAACGAGTTTTATGATACTGATACTCCGCACACGCATCCATGGGAAATGATTGGGTTTACAGAAAAACCTGAATGGTGGAATACAAAATATGGTCCTGCACCTTATACGTCAGGCAACGAAGTTCTATGGGATGATTTTGAAGCAGGTCGTGTCTGGGATGGTGTTGATACCTACACTGTAGACACGAGATACAAACGTCCAGGACTAACATCAGTTATACCTGTTGACGATGAAGGTAACCTAAGAACAGCATTTGACACAATGACTGGCAAGTATGACAGCCTAAGTCTTAAGAAGTCTTGGGTAGTTGGCGATCACGGTCCTGTAGAAACAGTATGGCGTAGATCTAGTTCTTGGGCATTCAGTGTAATGCGTTTACTAGCACTGACCAAACCAGCAGAGTTCTTTGCCCTATACGCAGATAGAGACTTATACAAACGTAACACTGCATTAGATCAAATTGTTTGGAACGGACGTTCTAGAATTAGAGCAGAAGATATTACAATCTACGGTGCCAGCACACCTAAACATTCTTATATCAACTGGTCAGTAGACTATGCTCGTAAACAAGGTATTGATACTAACACAGAAATTAAACAAGTATTAGAAAACATGGATGTTCAACTTGTCTATAGAATGGCAAGTTATTCAGACAAAGAATACTTGAAAGTGTTTACTGAAAAAACATCGCCTAATTCAAACAATACAAGTTTATTATTACCTGATGAAAGTTATGAAATATTCTTACACAATAACGAAGTGTTTGACACAGCAGAATATTCATCAGTTATTATACAAAAAACAGATGATGGTTGGGCAGTGTATGGTAATTCAAAATTAAATCCATACTTTGAAATATTCACAAGTATTCCAAACGGTAATTATAAAACAGTTCAAGTAGGCTCAGAATCAGTAAGGGTGTCCAGCGACTTTGAAACTACTACAAGTAAAGTTCCATACGGTTATGTGTTTACTAATCGTTCAACTATGTGTGACTTCTTAATAAGTTACGGACGTGCCCTAGAAGCAAAAGGTATGGTGTTTGATGACACAGACAACAATTACCTGCTTGATTGGACACAAATGATCCGTGAGTTCCTCTACTGGAGTCAACAAGGCTGGACCACAGGTTCGTTAATCAACATTAATCCTAATGCTAACAAACTTTATTTAGAAAGAAGTCAAGCAGTGGTTGCTCCAATTATTGGTCAGACAGCAGATGACTTTATATTAAATCAAAATCTGAGAGCAATTTCGAACAGTGATCTGGTGTTTAATAGACAAGAAAATCAATTCGAAGTTAAGACCACAAACGAAAATGCCATATCATATGCCAGGATGAAGATGACCAGTTACGAACACGTTCTGGTGTTCGATAACAAATCTATCTTTAATGATCTAATATATGATCCAATCACAGGCTCAAGACAAAATAGATTAAAATTAGTTGGTTACAACACAGGCGACTGGAACGGTAACATCGAAGCACAAGGGTTCATATTCAACTTTGACAATGTTGTTGAGTGGTCAGGTGTTAACAGATACAGCAAAGGCGACATAGTTCTTTATAAAAATGTTTACTACACAGCTGGTGAATCAGTTCCGCCTAGCGATAAATTTGATTATTCAAAATGGTTAGAAACAGAATACGATCGAATCAAGAAAGGTCTACTACCTAACCTTAGCCTTAAAGCAGATCAATTACGTGACTACTACGATCATAACATAGCAAACTTAGAAGCAGATGCTGATCAGTTAGGTTTCCACTTAGTGGGCTTCACAGAAAGAGATTACTTGGCCAACATGGGGCTGAGTGATATCAGTCAGGTCAGAGTCTATGAAAACTTTATTGGTAACAAAGGAACAAGACGTGCAGTTGATCTATTTAAATCAGCAAGATTGCCTAAAGAACTGGCAACATATAATGTCTCAGAGAACTGGGCGGTCAAGCAAGGCACATATGGTGCGTCAGCAAACAGAAGTTTCTATGAACTACGCTTAGACGAAACTAAGATGAGTTCTAACCCATCAACAATAGCACTGTCAGCCAGTGAGCAGTTAGATGTTGATCAGACTGTGGTGTTATCAGACATTTATAAACAGAGTTATAAAATAGCATCTGCAAACGTATTACCAACCACAGACTATGTGTCAAGTGAGAACAATTTACCAACAGCAGGTTACGTCAACACAGATGATGTTGACATTCAAACTTGGAATTTAGATAACCTAGGCTTAATTGCTCCATTTCTAGAAACACTGGGAGAAGGCACAACAATATGGGTCGCCAAAGATAATACATATGATTGGAATATCTATAGAGCATCAATAGTTGAGCCAAACTTATTAACAGTAACAGATAACCTAGACGGCACATCCACCCTGGCATTCCGTGACAGTCATGGTCTAGCAAAAAATGATATCATTGTAGTTAGATTCTTTGATGCCGCAATTAACTTTGCCTATAGAGTCCAGTCAGTTCCAGCTCTGCACAAAGTGGTGATTAATCAATCATTGCCAACGGACATTACATTCATTGAAAGCTCAGGCATTGTGTTTAAACTTAACTCAGTGAGAGTAGCACAACCAAGTGATGTTGCTAATCTACCTTTTGTCAATGAATTAGATCCAGGTAATAGAGTTTGGGTCAACGACAACGGTTACGACGGCTGGCAAGTTTTAGAAAAAACAAATCCATTTACAAAAGAAAACTCATTTGAACCATATGGTGTTACAGAAAATTCGTTAACTGACGAAACACTGGTCAATACTAACTTTGGAGCAAGTGTGGCACAGAATGCAGAGAACTTGACTGCTTTAGTGGGTGCTGACAATTATGATTCAGGCACAGGTGCTGTGTTTACCTTTGTTGAAACTGCTAATAATGAATTTGCACAGAACTCAATATTAACAGGTGGCACTATCACTAACTTAGAAGGCTATGGTAATGATATTGCTATGGCAGATGAAACATGGGCAGTGGTAGGTGCTAGTGAATCTAACAATGGCGAAGGTTATGTAATGATTCTCAAACAAGAGAACACAAATTTAATTACAGAACATCAATTAATTGTTAATCCAAGTGACGCCAACGATGAAGCGGCCTTTGGACATGCTGTGGCTATCAGTGATGATGGTCGTTGGATGTATGCTAGTGCCCCTGGCAAAGATTCAGTGTATGCTTTCCAAAGAGTAGATAGACAACTACAAAGATTTACAACCACCGGTAACGGGTCAACAACACAATATGATCTCAGTGATTTCATCCTGGCAGATGAACCAGATCAAATAGCAGTTGTTGTCAATAACGTTGAGTTAGCGGCCAACGCATATACATTTACTAGCTCAGTGTCCTCGACAGGTATATTGACATTAGACACCGCGGCCGAAGATGGCAAGTCAATAGCAGTAACTAGGAAAGAAAGTGTAAACCTTGAAGGTGATGGTTCAACAACTGAATTTGATATTTCAGGATTATACACAGCAGATGGTGAGTATTCAATCACTGTGTTTGTGAACGGTGTGCTACAAAGATTAAACATTGACTATGATTTTGCCTATGATTCATCTGACACGTTTGCATTTGCCACTGCACCTGCAGATGGTGCTACAATAGTTGTTCGTTCGAGCGATTACTTTGAATATGTTTCAACGATCGTAGGCACCAAGGGTGAAGACTTTGGCTATAGTATCGCAACCACAACAGATGGTAGACAGGTGTTAGTTGGTGCCAGACAGGCAAACGGTCAAGGTAAAGTATATGTCTATGACAGAGATGTCGAAAGATTTGTAGTAACAGATGATACAGATAAGACATACCAAACAGATAAATCACCATTGGGCAGAGCTACTGTTTCTATCAATGGCGAATACATATCAGACTCATCAAGATACTTTGGTGGTGCATATACTATCTCAGGTAGCACAGTTACACTAGCAACAGCACCAAACATAGGTGACTTTGTAGAAGTTGAAACTAATAACTTCTTATTATTAGATACAATAGAAAAAATTGATTCATTTGCTGATGCAGAGTTTGGTTACGATGTAACAATATGTCCAACTAACTGTTCAGTATATGCGTCAGCACCAAGTGATGGCTTAGTTGGTCCTTATCAGGGCTCAGTGCAACGTTCAGTAAATCAATCGAGACTGTATGGCACTATCACAGGCACTACAACGAACCCAACAGTTACACAAGGCGACAAGATTAGAATTAATAATGTTGTTGTAGAATTTACAGGAACGACTTTAGATCAGGTTGTAACAGATATTAACAATGCTATAATACCAAACGTTACAGCATCAAAAACCAATAACAAATTAACAATCAGCCTGACAAACATTAATGCAGGTGAGATTGCTAACAAACTGTATGTTTATCCTGCAGGTGATTCAGCAGATGCACTAGATGATCTAGGTTTAGAAATATTTAAAAATGTTCAGACCATCACAAGCCCAGAGCCAGTTAATAATGCTTACTTTGGTCAGAGTTTATCTGTAAGTTCAGATGCACTTACTTTAGTAGTTGGTTCACCAAGAGGTGTAAGCAAATTACCAACAACATTTGATTCAGGCACAACAGAGTTTGACGGCAATGCTACAGAGTTTAAACAGATAAGAGTTCAGAGCGGTTCAGTTTATACATTTGACTATCTAGGGTCTGCTCCAGAAACAATTACTAACCCGGGTAAGTTTGCATTTGGTCAACAGATTGCTGATATCAGTGTTGGCGAACTAAGCGAGTTTGGACATGCTGTTGATTACAGATCAGGTTCAGTTATTGTTACAAGTCCAGGACACGAGGCAAACGACAACTCAAGTGTTGTAGGTAGAATTGCTATTTGGAATAATCTAGATAGAGCATTTGCTTGGAAAGTGATCAGAGAAGAAGCATCAGTGGTAGATATAGAAAAAATTAACGCAGGTTTCATCTACGATAGACTAGACAAAGAAATTAAAACCACACTAGATCATTTTGATCCATTACAGGGTAAGATACTTGGTGCTGTTAGACAAAACATTGACATCATAACAGCAACAGATCCAGCTCAATATAATCAAGGTGCTGTTAAAAACTCAGGACAAACCTGGGGTAAAGAGCATGTTGGTAAGATATGGTGGGACATAGAAAACATTAGATTCATTAATTACTATCAAGGTGATCCAGAATACAGAGCTAAACGTTGGGGTCAAGTTTTCCCTGGCTCTACAGCAGAGTTGTATGAGTGGACAGAAAGTTCACAACCACCTGCTAACTATGCTGGTGCAGGAACAGTGTTGTCTCAAACATCTTACAGTGTGAGGACTAATGTAGCACCAAATGGAACAATAGAAACCAAATACTACTTCTGGGTCAAAGACAATCCAGCATTAGCCAAAGGTAAAACACTAAGTTCTGCTACAATGAAAGCATACATTGAAGATCCTAAGTCAAGTGGTATTGCATATTTTGCTCCACTGTCAGGGTCAACAGTTGCGTTATACAACACAGCAAGTTATCTAAGTGCCAGAGATAGAATCATGCACATTGAGTTTGATAAGGTTAAAACAGATAACAATGTTCACGTTGAATATGAATTAATTAAAACAAATGACCCAACTGAGTTCTTAAGCACACAGTTATACAAAAAGTTTGTTGACAGTTATGCAGGTTCCGACTCGATTGGTAACAAAGTTCCTGATCCATTCTTAAGTGAAGCAGATGCATATGGTGTAGAATTCCGTCCTAGACAGTCAATGTTTGAAGACAGATTCAAAGCACTTAAAAATTATATCACTAGAGCAAACGCAGTGTTTGTAGATCATCCTATTACAGAAATGAGAACACTTGAAATACTATCAAGTGAAGAACAATTACCTGCCGCAGGTAATGGTGCGTGGGATAAAAAATTAAACACATATGATGAATTAACATATCAAGATTTAAGACTAGTGGCAACTGGTTACAAGTATCTTGTTGTTAATGATTCAACAAATGGCAATTTATGGACTATCTATGAAGTTCAGGCAGACGATTCTTTACTGTTAACCAGAGTTCAGAACTACAAAACATCAAACTACTGGTCATATGTTGATTGGTATGCTACAGGCTACTCGAACTTAGATAAACCTAAAGAAGAAGTAGCAACATATTCTAGACTAGCAACAGTTGAATCAAAAGTGTCAACAAGTGACATTGTTAAAGTTACTGCTAATGCTGACGGTAAGTTTGAGTTGTATGAAAGAACAACAACAGGATGGGATCGTATTGGTCTAGAAGATGGCACGATTGCAATAGACTCAAGCATTTATGACTATAGTCTAGGTAGAAATGGGTTTGATGTTGAGGTATTTGATGCACAGTATTTTGATGCTGAGCCCGTGTTAGAAACTAGACAGATCATTAAATCAATCAATGATGAAATACTGATTGACGATCTAGCAGATCATAGAATTGATTTAATTAATTTAACATTTGAATATATCAAGAGTGAACAAACTGCTGTTAACTGGTTAATGAAAACTTCATTAGTTGACATACAGCATACTCTAAGAGATTTAATACCATACGATATTCTACAAACAGATAACCAAGAGTTCGTTGAGAAATATATTGAAGAAGTTAAACCTTACCATGTTCAGATCAAAGAGTTTACTTTAAAATATAATGGTGACGAACTATTCCAAGGTGATGCAACTGACTTTGACTTACCTGCACAGTATGACGCAGTTGAAGAAACATTTATCAGCCCAAGACTGTCGAGTGACGGTGCTGTCGGATCATACTTAGGTAACTCGGCAATATGGTTATCAGGCCCATACACATCATGGTATAACAACTATTCTCTAAGTATTGATTCTGTTACAATTACAGAAGGTGGTTCAGGATACTTAACAGCACCTGCTGTGACCGTAACAGGCACAGCAACAACCACAGCAGTTCTTAAAGCAAGACTTAATACAGCCGGCGAAGTGGTTGAGATTGAAGTTGTTAACGCAGGCGAAGGATACACAGAACCACCAACAATTACAATATCAGGTGGATCAGGTTCTGGTGCAACAGCAGTTGCTATTACTAGCCCAGGCGCAGTGCGTTCATATAAAACCACAATCAAATATGATAGATATGAATATCAATCAGAGATTGTTGACTGGACAGCAGGAACCACATATGATGCAGGTGATCTTGTAAGATATAATAATAAAGTTTACAGAGCTAAAAATGAAGATGACTCAACTCTAGTTGTGTCAGGTGCAACATTTGATCCAGATGATTTTGAAGTAGTCACAGCAGACGAACTAACAGGTGTCAACAGAACCAGAGGTTTTTATGCACCAGCAATCAATGAACCAGGTATTGATCTAGGTTTATTAATAAATGGCATCGATTACCCAGGTGTCCAAGTTGAAGGTCCAACATATAGCCAGAACACAGGGTTTGATGTTGGTAACTATGATATTAATCCATGGGATAACTTAGACTTTGGTGATGAAGGACGTCCAAGTTATTCAGAAACTATACTTGATACAAAATATGCTCCAGGTGACTATACTGACACATATCTAGGAACACTAGCAACAGACATTAATGTTGATGGTGGTGCTTATATTGATACTTACTCAAGTCATTCACCAGAAGAACTAGTTCCAAGTTCAATCTTTGACACATTAAACATCAAAGTGTTTACACGTCCAGGTTTTGACTATGATGGTGATGGACATGGTGCTCCATACAAATCAGAAATGTTTGAGTATGCTGGCACTGAAACAACATTTAGTTTTGCTAACTTAATTGAAAACCCGTTTGCTGTTAGAGCATTTAATGTAACCACAGGTTTAACATTGAGATTTGAATATGTTGATCCAGCAGTTAACACAGTTGACTACACAGTAGATTGGAAAAACAAAACAATTACATTCAACGGCAACGGCATTTCAGTTGGTGATGTTTTAAGAATTGAATCATACGGCATTGGCGGCGGCGATCAACTATGGGTTGACAACTATAACGTTGCTGACTACTTGATAGATGATTCGAGTGAAGGTTTATACATTGATGTTCCTGTTAAGTTTGAAGAAATATATGAAGCGATGATCAAATGTAATGGTTCACGTATTACAAACTATACATTCTCATCCATAGACGACTATACAACAAGGATTACATTTGGCACACAAGATATGGATGGTGACGGTAACCCAGATCCAGACAAAGTAAAATACTTTGGCACACAACCATTGACAGAAGATGACTACTTACACGTTGCTATCTTTGGTTACGATGGTGATGATTCAACAGTTCCAGGATATATTACACACGACGAATCCTTAGTTCATACTTCAAGTCATCCAACATCACAGATCATCTATGCTGACGGAACATCAACTGACTATGAACTAGAAAATGATATTCAGGGACATAACGCATTTACAGCAGTAGTAGAAGTAGACGGCAAACGTTTAACACCTGCAGAAGGCATTGAATACACAGCAGACGGTTCGAGTGAAGGCCCATTCTACTTAAATGTAAGGAACTGGAAAACAACAGAAGATCTGTTCCAAACATTAATTGCTGACAATGAGGTCCATGTGTTTGTTGGTTATACTAAACTTAAACTATATGAAGACTACACAGTATCAGCAGTAGACGGAAGTTCCGTTAGATATGTTGTATTAAATGAAGCACCAGCGGCTGGAACTGCGATTAAGATCTTTGTTGAAACAGCGGCCGACTACAAGATATCATTCAGTGGCGAACCAGAGTCATGGCGCAATAGATTAATATTCAATACCGCTCCTATCAATGGGGCAAGGGTATTAGTCACAACAGACAACAATACAAGTGAACTTGATCTATTGAATAAATGCTTCAATGGCCCGACAGCAATTGGACAAACATCGTCAATTGGTTATGATCAACTTGGGTTTGATTCAGACACGTTTGATGAAACAACAGGTTCAGTTGTTGATCTTGCACAATATGATCTAGATAGAACAATCACACGTCCTGATAGACTGCGTGTAACAGTTAACGGTCTACGCAAATATCTTGGTCGTGACTGGAGAATAAACGCCGACGGTCAAACACTAGAGTTCCTGTCAACAACAATCAGTGATAATGACATAGTTGTGGTAACTCTACAGACTGAGAAACAGGTTCCAGATACATTAGACTTCTCAATCTTTAAAGACATGAGAGATAACAATGCTATCTATAGAATCAACAATGACTATAGAACAACATTGACACAGGCATTGGCCGCAGATGATGACACAATTTATGTGTTAGACGCAAGTAAATTGTCAGAACCAGACTTAGCAAACAATGTATTTGGTCAGGTCATAATCGATGGCGAGCGTATAACTTACCGTGAGCGTGATGTGACTAATAACACACTAAGCGGACTACGCAGAGGTGTTGCAGGAACAGGTGCAGATAGCCATGCAGTTACAGCAACAGTATATGATCATTCTGCAGGAACATATTTAGATTACTCATACAGCAAAACAATGTATGAACTACCTACAGTAGATGATGGATCAACTGTAAGAACCGGTAAGAGTTTACAGGATGCAAACACAGTTCCTGCTAAGTTCTTAAGGGGTGAAAATTCATAGTGGATAAATATAGTATGGAACAAACACAAGAAACTAAAATGACAGACGAAAATAAACGACCAGACGAAAACAGTGGTATCCTCATCCAAGGACACTTAAAGATATTTGATCCTAACTCTAAAGAAGTTATGGTAGACAAGCGTAATGCTATCCACTATGAAAACTTTTCTAATAGCCTAGCACAGTCAATGGCTAACAAGGACAAAGGATACATTTATCAAATGGCATTTGGCAATGGCGGATCAAGTGTAGACACTACCGGTGTTATCACATATCTACCACCAAACGTTACAGGACAAAATGCTGACTTGTATAATCAAACTTATCAAAAAGTTGTTGACGATACATCATCAGCAAACACTGATTCAACTAGAAACAAGTTAACAGTGCTACACACTTCTGGTAAAGTTTACACAGACATTTTAGTAAGTTGCTTACTAGACTATGGCGAGCCTAGCGGACAGCAGGCTTTTGATAATTCAACAAACCTAGATGGCGATTATGTGTTTGATGAATTAGGATTAAAAACATGGCAAGGATCAACATCAGACCTTGACTTGGTAACACACGTGGTATTCCACCCTGTTCAGAAGTCATTGAACAGACAGATTCAGATAGATTATACGGTGAGAATACAAACATTGACCAATTTGAGCACCACTTAAATGTGCTTAGTTAATAGGTCTGATAAATAATACAATAAGGATACGGAGTAATAAGAGATGGCTTATACAATTAATTTAACAGATGGAACGATCTTTGCCACAGTCGCAGACGGAACCATCAACACTGATAGTTCGCTTACGCTAGTAGGTAAGAACTACGCTGGTTACGGCGAGTTCTTAAACGAAAACGTGGTGAAACTACTTGAAAGCGGTGCTAATACAACTGCACCTAGCGACCCACTAACAGGCCAATTATGGTTTGATAAAACAGCAGGGGTCTTAAAAGTTTATAACGGAACAACATTTAAAAACTTAGGTTCTGCTACAAGTTCGACTAGTGCACCAACATCAGTTGTGGCAGGTGACTTATGGTTTGACTCAACTAACGCACAGTTAAAAGTGTATGATGGTAGTTCTTTCATTACAGTAGGTCCATCATTTACAGCAGGCACAGGCACATCAGGTGCTATTGTTGACACTGTAGAAGATAACGTAGCAGTTGACCACGTTGTTGTTAAATTGTTTGTTGAGGATGATATTGTAGCAACAGTATCTAAAGACGCAACATTTACACCAGGAGCGGCCATCACTGGTTTTGCAACAATTGGCCCAGGTGTTCAATTAAGCACATCAGTTTCGAATGCTGTTTTTAAAGGCTCAGCTACAAACGCACAATTATTAGATAACTTAGATTCAACAGACTTCCTAAGTGCTATCGCAAACGATACAACATCAGGCACACTAGGCGTATTAAATGATACAGGTCTTTCAGTTGGTGTAGACAGTGACTTCAGAGTAAGCGTATCCGGCACTGATATCTCTATTGCAAACCAAACACAAGACGGTGACATCTCAATCAAGGTCAATGACGGTGGGTCAACAACAACTGTTGTTAACTTTGACGGTGCTACATCAGCGATGAACCCAGGTGCTAACGCAACCATCGACTTGGGAACATCAAGTTTACAGTATAACAACGTGTATGCTGTTAACTTTAACGGAACGGCATCGGCCGCTGAATACTCTGACTTGGCTGAGAGATTTGAAGCAGACACAGCATATCCAGCAGGCACAGTTGTAGAACTAGGCGGTGCAAAAGAAATTACAATGGCACAAGATGCATTAAGTGATCAAGTTTTTGGTGTTATATCAACAGCGGCGGCATACTTAATGAACTCAGGTGCAGGTAATAACGAAACTCACCCACCAATCGCTATGAATGGTCGAGTTCCTGTGAGAGTTATTGGCACAGTGAACAAGGGTGATAGACTGGTATCAGCAGGTAACGGTAAAGCAAAGGCGGCTTCGGCAGATGAAGTTACTCCATTTAACGTTATTGGTAGAGCACTGGAAACTAAAACATCAAGTGAAGAGGGAACTGTGTTAGCAGTTGTCACAGTATCGCATTAAAAAATATAAAGAGGAAAAAGCAACATGGCATATACAGCAGGCGACACCATACTAGATGACGAGTATAATACCTTTGTCACTGGTAACGCGGCAGGCACCGGAGACAACGGCGTAAACAATGTCAACACCCTCTGGGGTGCGGGCACGTTAGACAAGGGCTACGGTGAGACAGGTTCTACATTATCGTCAGTATCAGCGGGGTCAACGATCACAGCGACACAATGGAATAACTTCCTGAGTCGTATCGAGACGATCGCGGCACACCAAGGTTCAACAGTAACAAATTATTCAACACTATCAGCGGGTAACACCATTGAGGCATTAGCCACAGTGGCAACTGACCTAGCAACGATCACAACAAATAGACTTGATGCGGCAGGTTCAGGTTCAACAGTGACCACCAGTGGTGCGATTAACAGGACCGGCACATGGTCAGGTTCGATCGATGCGATCCACAGGATCACGTTCGCATCAGCCAACGCATTCAGATACTTCTTTAATGCGGGTGGGTTGATCACGTTCACATTCTCTTTAACAGGCGGCACAGCAGATGGCAAATACAATGAATGGGTTGATTTGGTATCTAAGATGGGAACCATCACATTCTCAGGATCATCGTCACACACTGTTAATGGCACAGCATACACAGGCACAACACAGACAGGTGGTGGCGCGGGTGGTGCAGGCTCAGCGAAGGGAACAATTGACGCTTTCGCACTGACCACAACAAACCAACAGTTGATCATCAAGTATGCTGACACAGCACCATATACAGCAAACTACATCCAGATCCAAGGCAAGACTAACGCGGCGGCTGGTTCGGCCACATACATCGACTTCACTATCACAGCGAACGATGCGGCGGCTGACACGGGTAACCCGGCTCACCCAGCACCAGGCACAAACCCAGCGGCGTTGGACGTGATCAACGGCACATTTACATCAACGATGAACTACATCCTTCCAAGTGCAACTTACTTGACAAGTTCAGCATGGGGATCACCAACGATGTCAAATCAAAACGATTACGATTAATTGTAGAGTTTTTGGTAATATCGAAAGGCACTTTTTTAGGTGCCTTTCTTTTTGCCTGGTAAATATGTGTTATAATAAGGTATGGATAATTTAACACAAAAGATCAAAGCTCGTTTTGATCACGAAGCGGCCAAACAGGTTCTTAGTGAGAAATACGAGGGAAAACTACTATTCGCACATCAGGGCGGAATGTTCCGTGCCGGACCTGAACTTATCGTGCTACTGAATTCATATGACACAGGCGAAATGGTCATCTTAGATGAATTTGAAAATCCCACAAAAGTCACTAGACTTGCCCTATTAGATGAGGCCAAGCAACGTTATCAAGAACAGTTAAATGCTTGGATGGTTGAACTAGCAGAACAATCGAGACAACGATGATCCGAGGAGTATTGCTCTACGCATTTAACAATGGCACCACGGATTATCTCTCTATGGCCAAATGGTCAGCCAAACGTATTGAAAGATTCCTAGGTCTGCCCACAACTATAATATCTGATCAAGATGATGCTGAGCTAGGCGGAACCCGTGTATTTAATGCTACCCGAGGTGGTGAGTTATGGTATAATGCCAGTCGCAATCGTGCCTGGGACCATAGCCCTTATGATGAAACTATAGTGTTAGACGTTGATTACATTGTCAACAGTGAGATATTGAATCTGTTGTTTGAAGTTGACAAACCATTTATGATACATCAACATGCTTCAGACATCACAAGAAGATCTAGTTTTTTAGAGTTAGATCGATTTGGTGAGCATAGATTTCCTAGCCGTTGGGCAACTGTGATGTATTTTAACAGACACGAAACTGCGAAAGAAGTGTTTGATACAGTTGAAATGATCAAACGGGATTGGAAACACTATGGAGATCTTTATAAATTTAGATCAGACACATTTAGAAATGATTGGGCATTTTCAATAGCACTTGGTCTACTAGGTGGACACGTAGAATCTAACAAATGTTTGATACCTTGGCCGCTAGTTACAGCCAGCACTGATGTTGATGTTAGAGCCGGAGAGAAAGAAGATACATTTGTGTTATCCTACATAACAGCACAGCAAAAAGCAGTGATACAAAATGTTAAAGGTCTAGATTTACACATAATGAATAAACAATCAATGGAGAAGATCTGTGCAGGCAGTTAAGGCAGAACAGGGATATCTAATTGTAGCTCAGGGCGACATATACCACCCGTGTGCCAGGGCACTAGCAAAGTCAATAAAGTATTTTATGCCCTTGGCTAAGGTAGCAGTAGTAGGTGATTGTAAGGATGAAATATTTGATTATGAGATAGCATTACCCCATGGTGATCAAGGTGGACTTAAGAATGATTGGCAGATATTTGAAGCCTCACCTTTCCGTCAGACTATTAAACTAGAAGCAGACATGGTCCTAAATGGTTCAATAGAGCATTGGTGGGCCATGGTAGAAAAGCGTGATGTGTTCGTAGCACAGGGCACCAGAAACTTTTACGGACACAAGACCACGGATAGAACTTATAGACGTCACTTAGATGACAATAAGTTACCTGACGTATACAATGCTGTAACCTATTGGAGACGATCAGAATTAGCCGCTAAATTCTTTGTGACCTGTAGAGAGATTTTTGATAATTGGGATCAAGTCAAACTGCGTAATTGGGATCAACCTGAACCAGACACTGACACTGTATACGCATTAGCAACAGTGTTATTAGGTAGAGAAAACTTCTTACTGCCTAGCACACATCCACAGTTTGCACACATGAAAGGTAAGATAAACTTTTGTCATGGTGAGGATTGGACCAAAGAACTAGTATGGGAGTTAACAGATCGTGGGCTTCGCATACAGACCATACAACAACAAATACCTACACACTATCAAGTCAAACAATTTGCTATTGTGTTAGAGGAACACTATGACAGCCTTTTGGGAAGTAATTAAAAATAGGAAACCTGTTCAACAACAGAAGTTTCTAGATGAATATCGTTTATATTACAATGATGATGGAACTCCTCGTGAATATGCAAGGCAGGAAAAAGAAGGCAACTACATTGTCATAAGCAAACAGGTGTTTGATGAAAAGAGATACGATGTTTATGTTAAAGATAGAAAACTAATCAATCCTAATCGCATCACACAGTATCGTAAACTTGTGCCCAGTGACGAAGGAACAGAAACATTAGCAGATGACATTACTATTATAGGTCAAGGACAACGTTGGAAAGTAAAATATTATGACTGAGATTGATGTAGCAGATTTAGACTGTGTATACCTAAGTTATGATGAACCTCAAAAGGAAGAGTTTTGGGTTCAGATTAAAAATATGATTCCATGGGCAACTCGTGTTGACGGTGTCAAAGGGTCAGATGCCGCACACAAAGCCGCGGCCGATGCTAGTAATACAGATAGATTTATCTTAATCGACGGTGACAACATGCCTAGTCCGGACTTCTTTGATCTAACACTAAAACTCAAAGATGAAGACTATGAACGTGCAACATTCCGTTGGAGAGCTCGTAATCACGTTAATGGTTTAATGTATGGCAACGGTGGACTTAGTTCATGGACCAAAGACTTTGTTTATAATATGAAGACACATGAAAACTCACAAGGTGATGATGAAACTAATGTAGAGTTCTGCTTTGATCCATTGTATTGGGCCATGCACGATTGTTATTCAACTACATATCCTAATGCCACACCCTTCCAGGCATGGCGAGCAGGATTCCGTGAAGGTGTCAAGATGTGTTTAGATCGAGGACACAAACCAACTATAAATGAATTTAAAGATAGAGCCCATAAACGCAACTTAGATAATCTCAACATATGGCACACAGTAGGTCGTGATGTTGAGAATGGTATATGGGCCATGGCAGGTGCTAGACAGGGAACACTAATGACCATGTTAACAGATTGGGATCACACTGAAGTCCAATGGTTTGATAACTTGGAACGGCTATGGAAAGACATGGAATCACAGGATCCAGACGACATAGCAAGAGAGAACGCTAAAGAACTTGGTAGACTAGATCTAGATGTTGTAGAACTAGACCAGGAACAGAGTAAATTTTTTAAACGACACTATAGATCAAATTGGCGCAACCAAGGACCCATGGTGAGAGAGATAGACATACTAAAATGATTGATGTCAGTAAGTTAGAAGAAAAATATATTTACAAATTAAAGAGCCTGGTAAGAGGTTCGGATATTAGTAATCAAATTCCTTTTTCTTGTAATGCTCCTTGGAAGAACGTGATAATTGATACTGATTCAAATTGTTTTATCTGTAGATGTGATGGGTGGTTGCCGATACCAGTTGGACAAGTTCAAGATTTTGACTCAATGGATGATGTGATTAACAGTCCTGTGGCAAAAGAATTACAGCAAGACATATCGGATAAAAAATTTACACACTGTGCTGTTGACACGTGTGGAATTACGAGCGGTGATTTAAATTGGGAGACGATGTGGCTACAAATAAGTTTGGATGAGAGTTGTAACCTTGCATGTCCAAGTTGTAGGCGAGATACCATCACACTTAGCCAAGGTCCTGAATTTGACAAGAAATCCAAGGACATGGAGAAAATACTACAATGGATGGAAAGATATGAAGAGCCCTTACATGTTACGCTGTCGAGCAACGGTGATCCATTGGCCAGCAGAATCATACGTCCGTTGGTTAAAAATTATATACCTAAGGATAATCAGACCTTTGAATTCAAGACCAATGGACTGCTAATGAAGAAACATCTCGCTGATAGCCCTTTATTCGACAACATCACTGTCTTTTCTATCAGTGTGGACGCAGGTTCTAAAGAGGTGTATGAGGATGTTCGTCGCCCAGGCAAATGGGAAGCACTAATAGATAATTTAGAATTTTTAAAAAAACACGGTAAGAATAAATTAATCTGGATACAATTTGTAATTCAACAAAAAAACTATAATGATCTAGATAATCTAGTAAGTTTGGTCGAGCAATTTGATTGTATGGCTACGATATTCGAGCTCCAAGATTGGGGGACATGGAATTATGAAGATGTTAAATATCCTGACACCTGGACCATTGCCAATGGAACTTATCTAGAACAAGACGTTTTGAGAAAACAACATCCTAATTATCTTGATGCTATTCAGAATTTAAGAAAAATAGCTAACAATAAAAGAATAAGTTTTTCTCCTATAATAAAGAATTTAATAAATGCAAAATAAAGGCGATGAAGTAAACAAGGACTTTAAGTCAAAGTTCTTAAGTGATGCAGAAGTCATGAAAGAACAATTAGACACAGTAAGTCCTAGCATGTGTTTGGCTAAATGGAAACAGGTTAGCCTACACCTCACCACGGGCATGACTAACTCATGCTACCATCCACCTTTACACCAAATAGATGTTAAACCATTGGAGTTCCATCCCAGTGCCCTACATAACACAGCACAAAAGAAAACTGCACGTAAGCAGATGTTAGAAGGGCAACGTCCTGAAGAATGTAGTTACTGTTGGACCATGGAAGACAATGGTAAACTCAGTGACAGACATTATCGCTCAGGTGAACCTTGGGCCGCAGAATCATTTAAAGAAATAGTAGATGCATCTTGGGACCAAGATGTTACACCAAGTTATGTAGAAGTTAATTTTAATCACAACTGTAATTTAAGATGCTCTTACTGCTCACCACAATACTCTACGGCGTGGGAGAAAGAGTCAAACGAATTGGGTGCGTGGCCAACATCAACGCCACACAATGACCCTAAATATTTTCAGGGTAGGAGAAAGCCTATACCCTTCCGAGAACACAATCCATACCTAACTGCGTTCTGGGAATGGTGGCCTGATCTTTACCCTGAACTTAAACATTTCCGCATGACAGGCGGAGAACCCTTGATGGATAAGAATACCTACAAGGTATTTGATTACGTCCTAGCAAATCCTAAACCAGATCTACACTTAAATGTGACTTCAAACTTTTCAGTAGATGAAAAACTATGGACAAAGTATTTAGATTATGTTAAGAAGATATGTGCGGACGACAATGTGGAACATTTCATGCAATATGTGTCAGTGGACGGGTTTGGTGAACAAGCAGAATACATCAGGAATGGCCTGGACTTTAAATTGTTATGGGAACGAGTCAATCAGTTCCTGTTTGAGGTGCCAGAGCGTTCAAGCATAACATTCATCATAACAATGAACAATTTAAATGTTACATCAGTTGAGAATCTGTTCGCAGGCATACACGGACTTAGGCAAGTGCATTCAAACACATATCAGCGTGTGTGGTTTGACACACCCATACTGAGAACACCTGAGTGGATGCGTATGGACTTACTACCAGAACCATATGTTGACAAACTAGAAAGACTATGGGCTTGGATGGTTAAGTGGCACGAAACAGAAGAGACCCGTTTCAAAGGATTCAAGGACTACGAAATAAAGAGACTTGATAGAGATATTGCCTGGATGAGGTCAGGGCAACAATTAGATGTCGAATATAAGAATAAACAGAAAGCAGATTTCTATAGATACTTTAGTGAACATGATCGTAGGAGAGGCACTGACTTCTTAAAGACATTTCCAGAGATGTCTGCATGGTGGAAGGAGTGTGAGCAACATGCGAGAACTCAATAAACGATTTTGCATAGCGCCATGGACGTCAGTAGTCCTAAAGACCACCGGACAGCTAGGTCCTTGCTGTGCTTATCCCACACAGAACAAGATTATTGACATGTCGATCAAGGAATATTACAACAGCGATTTTAACAAAGAATTAAAACAAAAGATG